GGTAAGATATATTCTATTCCTTTCTTTAAATATTCCATAAGAGGGTTCTGTTCTATTACACCTTTCGCTTTTTTAATAGCCTCGTCATAGGCTTTTGCTTTTTCTTCAATCGTTTTCATTTTCATATTCCCATTTATAACCTTTACATGTTTTTGTTTTTCCTAAGCAACAAGCAGATAAAGACTGCTGTTTCACTTTTTGGTCTTCTGCTGCTTTAGCCAATGATGGATATATGTGCAATAGTTCTCCATTTTTAGATAACTGTCTAACCCTTTTGCGTCTCACTCTGTTTGACAAAAGTAATGCTTCACTTAAATGTTTTTTGAATAATATTGTATTTGTATTTTCTTTTTGTGTACACCACTCAAGATTATCGGCTCTATTATTCAACCTGTCGTGGTCAATATGATTTGCAACATACCCGTCTTTATACCCATCACAAAAAGCAAGTGCGACAAGTCTATTTATTCTGCGTGAGGTATTTTTACCATTTTTTCTACGAAGTATGCAGTATAAATAACCGCATATAAGTTGTGGTTTTAATATTTTACCTCTTCTATTTTTAATTCTTCCGAGATTGCTTACAGAGTAAGAATTAAAATCCTCTTCCTCTATTTGTTTCCATATCTCTTTTGTTTCTTCTATACTAAGTTCTCTCATAACTCTTTTAATTTGATTAACCATTCAATTTCCTTGTAATAAGAAATCCTCTTTTCCTTACCAAGTGTATTTAAAGCGAGTATAATTTCATCTACAACACCTCGGTCTGCTGCTGACATCTCAATAAATGAGCCTTTACCTACTACTTTCATACTTTACTATTTATTGGTTACCTTTAAGTTCTTTAATTCTGCTTGCAATAATATCAATCGCCTCATTAGAATTGAATGAATGTGTATTAGGCATACATTCTATTATGGCATCAAGCACATAGTTTGCACCTGCTTCAAAATCCCAAGAGACAATCTCTATGAGCAAGTTGTCCGTATGCTTTGTTTTAGCATATTCTACTGCTTTTTTCTTTATTGATTTCATACGCTTTTGTTTTAATTATCGATTGTTTATTTCCTTCCGTCATTCCCTATTCTGAATAGCCTGTCGTGGATGGCGCACAGGTCATGGTAGATATTGTTGAGGTTGTTGAACTCAGCGTTGGGCAAATCGTCCGTCCGGTACATCACATCTTCCAAAAGCGACCGCAGTCCGTCTAACTGCTCCTTTGCCTTCATCATTATGTACTTCTGTCTTTCTGTCATAGCTTTATCGTTTTTTTAGTTTCTGAATACTGCGTTGCCCGTAGGAACAATCCTGAACTTCTTGTTTGCCAGCGAAGGACGTGCCATCTTTGCGAAAGCCTTCAACTCCTCATACTCATAACTCACGCCAGGTGTGACCTTCAGCACCACCTGGCCGCCAAACGTGTTGCCGAACATGATGTCGAATCGCATGTGATCCTTATCTGGAACCAACCCTATCATCTCTGGATATTGTTTCATATTCTTTGTATTTAAATCATTCTTGCCATTTCTTCTCATTGAATTTCCTGCACCAGTCATAGCTCCTGACATGCGCCTTTACCTTGCTGCATCGGTAGCTTCCGTGCCTATCCGTCCTGTGCGAGAGTTTATTTGAACTTCTGTGCCAGTCGCTGTCTGATCTCCTCGATGTGCTCCAGATCATCCTTCGTAGGCTGAGGCGCTTCATGGAGTTCCGCCGACAGTCTCTCCTGGCGTTCACGCTCTTCTGCCCTGCCCCGCTCGTAGCAGAGTTCGTTCCAGAACGGCTGAAGGCAGCGTAGGAACTCCTGTGGATTGGGGTGGTTGGAGTTATAGATCTTGTCATAACGCCCCTGTTTGAACCGCTGCAGGAAGCAAAGAAACTCGGAAAGGGTCAACTGTCCGTAGATCTCATGCTGCATGATCAGTTCTGCCGTCTCCTGCACCTGGAACTTTGATGCCTGGTCGTAGATGCCGAGGAAGAGGAATGTCTTGGCGATGTGGTATCTCAGCCAGAACAGCATGGAGGCGTCACCGAACATATTCGACACGTCGTGGAATGTAGGCGCCTTGGCCGATGCGGCCTTCTCGATTCCCGTGCCCTTGTCGTAGCGCTGGAACACTAGTGTCTTGTAGTCTTCGCCGAAGGAGTCGAGCGCCTTCATTACTGCCATGTTGCTATCCGAGAAGTATGCCTGCAAGTTTCTCTGCTCTGTCGTTGTCAGTGATCTGTTTTCTTCCATTGTTCCTACGTTGATTGTTACGATACCAAGTATTAAGTCTGAGGGCTAAATCCCATGTCTTCTGCATCTCGAACCTCATCTTCGTGAAGGTCTTGTTCGGTTCTGTCCAGTAGGCGTAGAACTCGTTGAGCATCTCGTTTGAGTATTTGCCAACAAATGCTCTCATACTCTCGATGAATGCCTGTCTTCGCGGCTCCATCTTCCGGCGGTTGATCTCAGTCACGTCTATGACCACTGGCTCTGCCGGAGGTGTGACGGTGTAACCGTGTTTTTCCAGAAGCCTGACTGCCGCACGTATCTTTTTCTCCTCTGATGTCATCTTTGCTGCCATAAGTCACATTCATTGTTATTGTAGGCATCCACCTCCGTAAATAAGTCCGGACGAGAAAGTGCTTTCTGTAGGTCGGTGTCAAGATGTATCTTGCATCGATCACGGAACTTGCAGGTGACCTCCATATAGTTCACGTCGAGGCGGATGCCCATACAATATTGTTTACACATCAGAACGGAAGTTCGTTGTCGTTGACTGGTTCTGCAGCCTTCTCCGGTGCGGCCGATGATGACTGCGAGTTGTTCTGCGAAGGCTTGAAGGAGTTGCCGATGTAGTAGTTCACGCCTTCCTTGCGGTCTGCCTTCTTGCATGCTGCCTGAAGGTAGTGCGTGTTGCCGTGCTCGTCAGGCTGCTGACGTTCGTTGAAGTTCACCTTCAGGAGCGCGTGTTTGCCGTCCTTGAAGTCAACCATTTGGAACAGCTCTTTGTGTTCCTTCCATAAACGGCAGATTAGTGTGAAGTCCAACTGCCCGAAATAGTCTTGTGCCATAATTACTTGATAATGATTTTAGCGTTATTGATTTTGTCGATTCTCTCCCTGTAGTACTGCTTTGCCAGGTCTATGCGCTGCAAGAGAAGAGAACACATCTCCTCATCCTTCGGAATGCGCAGCACCTTCAGTTGCTTTGACTTTGACGTGCGAGGGTCGAAGGCCACGAAGTCGCAGAACGTAGTGTCGGTGACTATCATGTTCATCTGGCACTGCACATAGTACTGCAGGTTGTATTCTTTCAGATCCTCAGGCTTCTCGAAGAGCAGGTAGTCCTGATGCACCTCGGAGTTCCATGCGCACTTGATCTCGATGATTCCAGGCTCCTCGCGTACCATACCGTCGGGTGAGCCTCCGGCGAACTGCTCATAGCCCTTGAGGGGGATGAAGCCTACCTCATAGACCTCGTAGCCCATCTCGCGTGCATAGCGCTGGCGTGCATCCGGCTCCCATAGTTCTCCGTGCTGTACAGCCCGGTTGTTGACCTGCTTGAGTTCATTGTCCTCCAGGAAGGCATCGTCGGGCATGAAGTACTCGGCCACCTTGCGGTTGAGCCATGTGAACGTTCCATCACTGAAAGGCACTTCCTTGGTCGTGACCCTCGACTTCGGGTTGACGGCCTTGAAAGCGGCCAGTTCCTCATCGGTCATTGCCTCCTTGTGGTTGTTGAGCAGGAGATAGATCTCCGATGCCGTCATCTTGCCTTTGCGTGCAAGAAACCACTCTCTACTTCTTTGCTCCATTCTTCTTGTCCTCCTTGATTACGTTATCATCACCGAAAAGGCCCTTTGATGGGTCTACCTCATCTGTCGTTGCCTCTGCTGCTGGCTTCGGGAAGAACGTCTCCTGGACAGTAGTTGTTCCTTCCTTGATGGCATTTGCAAGTCCGCGCAGTTCGACAACCATATCGATGTCTATCTCGTCAATCTTTGTCACTGACAAGTAGTCAAAGATATGCTGCTGGTCAGCACCTATCTTCTGGAAGTAGTCAAGCATCTTCTTGCGAGATTCCTCAAGCGACGTTGCCTCGCCGAGAGACACTTTCTTTGCCTTCTGCATGACCTTCTTTATAAGGGCTGACGGTACGACCTTGAACAAGGCATTACGCATTGCGATGGCGCACGCAGCATTGCCAGTCACGACCTGCATATCGTCAGAGTATGTCTTCCCATACTTATCGGTTATACGGCGCTTGACCTCAGAAGAGACCGCATAGTTGCTCTCAAGGTCGTGGCAGACGCCCTGTGCGGTGATCATCTTTCCGTCGTTGGAGATGATTCTAGCCTGTACGCGGATGTTTCCCCAGGATGAAGCAATGATCTCTGCCATGCGTACGCTAGGGCCTTCGATGAGTTTACCCTGACGCCGGAGCATATAGAAACAAGCAGAGGCCGTCTCCTCGTCCATTGTTGCCAATGTCTCGATGTTGTTCAAAACCTGTGACAGATTGCGAGGATACTGCTTGGCAGTTGCAATCTGCACGTCAATCTCACTGCGGTTCAAAGCGGCAAGAGAGTCTGCACCGCTTACCTGAAGGACTTCCACCTTCTCTGGCTCTATTGCCTGGATCTCGTTGTTCTGTTCCATAATTACCTATGTTTATTTTTCCTTTTTCGTTTCTATGAATCGAGAGCCAAACCTCTTCTCGTACTCCTCTCGAATTTCAGACAGAGTCACGATGCCGTTGTCGGCAGGTCTGGGATAGTTGCTTACGAAAAGCAGGTAGTCCTTCTTCTTCACCTTCCCTCCGCCTTTTCCCGCATTGTCTAGTTTCGGTGAGACTGCCCAGTCTGAACAGAGGTACGATGTCCGAATGACTCCTTCGCCCTTGGTGCAAACACGGAGGCCGCCCTTGTCGAATACCTTGTTAGCACAGGATGCACAGCACATGACGATTGGCGTGCCGTATCCGTTTCTGTAGAATGCCTTCTTTGGCCTGTTATCTTCCATAATTCTATTTATCGTTTAATCTTGTTCCCTTAATGCTCCACCCGTTCAGCCTGTAGACCTCGCGGCGTGCCTCCTCTCTTGTGCTGCAGTCCTGAATAAACGTACCTGTTGAATATTCTCCTGAGAGTCTGTGGTACTGCCATATGCCCCAGGATGAGCGGTGTGGAGCGTAATAGTATTGTCCGTCCTTCATCAGCTGATAACCTCTACGAAAGACGATTTCTTGATGCCCTCGCACTCCATATCGGTGAGACCCTGCGCCATGTATTCCTGTACGATTTTGTTGGCATTCGGGATGCTGACGGCATAGAGGGCGACGGGGTACCTGGTCTTCTTCTCGTCTCCGTTGTCATTGACGAAGGTGTCGGTAATGGTGGCGATGTAGATGGCCTCCTCCTCTGCACCTGTAGGCGTGTTGACGATCTCGCGCAGGTTTGAGCGCTTGACTGCCACTACGTCGGGACCGGTGAGAGGGAGATCAATGCCTTTAGCCTCTGCCTCTGCGAAGAGTTCCTGATTCTCGACGATGTACTTGTCTGTTACTTCCTTGTCGTTGCCGTTCTTGTCAACGACGGTGTGCTTGACTGAAATCTCGTAAAACATAATTCTATAATTTTAAAATACTACACTGTTGAAGATGCGGAGGGCGTCCGTCCATGTTGAAATCTCAAGGCTCAGTGAGTCTAGCGACTTCTCCTCCGTCGACTCCGGTTCTCCGAGAAGGCGTACCGTGCGGTCGCCAATCTTACATTCGATTGAACTCTGGTACTTGATGGGCGTCTCGCCTGCCCATGCCACCTCTTTTGTCTGAATTTTGAACTTTTCCATAATTATAAATGGTTATTGAAATTTTACTATCTCTTCGACGTACACCAGTTGTCGGTGCATTGCCAGTAGCCTGCGAGCCATGCCTCCTCGGCGGTGGCATCCGGATGCTCACTCAGCCACCTCTCCATCTGATCCTTGTACGTCATAGCCGTGCCTGATTGTGTCGTTTCCGACGATGATGGCCGATGTGGAGTCGAACGCCTGCAGGTACTTGTCTAGGCAACACCCTATAGAGTCGCGCTGATGTTCAGCGGTAATTGCCCTCGCCCTTCCGCTTGTAAAAGTGACCACCCAGATGACCGTCGTTACGACAATGAAGATGACTATTGACGCCTTGGGAAACTTCGACACGGCTGCGGCCAGACGCTCGAAGAGGTACTTGCAGAGGCTGATAAAACCGAAGACCATGCAGGTAATAATGCGCCAGATGCCCCACCCTGCATTTTTGAGGCCTGAAAGGATGCACACCTTCCACTGGTGAAATGATTCAAATAAAAGATTCTTCATACGCTATATTTTTTAGTCTGATAATGACGATTTGATGACATCACGATAAGATCCTGCAAGATTCCCTTCCACGAACACTTTGAGAGGTATGGCCTCAGTACGGCGCTCAGTCTTCGTGACGAGCTTCGTTGCTGTGTAGACGGATTCCGGGTCGTTTGCAGACATCCGCTTTGCGACCATCTGCGCGGAGGCCTTGTCGATATCGTCCTCCATGGTCTCCTGGGTGCGTGCCTTGCTGTCGTACCTGGTGACACAGTAGGTCTCGTCAGGCTCTTCCAGGCTCTCGGTGTCGATGACGGTGGTATAGAAGTTGATGTCGCGGTCAGGCATGGATACCGTCACCATCGGAGTGGTCTCAAGCTCCGTCTGCTGCGGGTCGCCCAGTGTCCATGCCTCAGGCAGCTTGCACCATCGCATGAACTGATGGTAGAACTCTTCTGACTCCTGATTCATCTCCCTGACGCCGTTCATCGTCTGGTAGTCGCGGAAGAAGCGGAAGAAGCGGTCGTAGGCCTTTGCAAGGTTCTCCAGTTCCATCTTGACGGCGTGGCGCCTGGCCCCGGCGACGTCGAAGAGGTTGTCGACCTCTCCCTGCAGACGGAAGGCCGTAGTGTAGAGACAGTGCATGGCGCATACGAGGAACGATATTCGGCTGAAGAGTCCGAGTTCCTCTGCCTTCCTGGTGTCGAGCGCGCCGGCTCCGTGCTGCCGGATGAGGCTCATGACCTTCTTGATGTCACCGGGCGACGGTGTGTTGTTAATCACTTTCTCATTCTTCATTTGTATTCTCTCCCATATGTTGTGCGATATAGGCTATGTCGTTCGCGATGACCACGACCGCGACGGCAGAAGCCGCAATCAACAAGACTGTTACTATTGTCATTTTCTTGATTCTTTATATTTTCTGTATCTGTCTATGAGTCCTTCCTCTTCGAACATCCAGTGCGATGAGTTTCCATCAGCACGTTCGCCTCCGATCTGCTCTGCAATGTCGCAGACGGTCTTCCTGGTGATGCCGAGCATCTCCGCAGCCTGCCTTGAGTTGAGCAGTCTGTTCTTCCTCGGCATGAGCCTTGCCATTCGCTGCATGAAACGGTCGTTGTTGACGAGGTTTTCCACGACGGCAGAAGAGATGCGCTGGATGTCGTAGTCAGTTAGCATTGTTTATTACTTTTTCGACTCGCGCCATTTGACAATCATATCAGAGATAATATCAAAGATTGGCTGCAGCAATCCCTTACGCTCTGCAACATCTAATTTACTCTCCCTGCTGAACAATTTTGTATAACTGTTAATGCTCTTGTCGTACTTGTAATACAGGTCTTTGTAAACAGAATGCCATACATCCTTCTGAGGGGTATTCGTTGCAGCGGAATACTCGTTTACCAAAGCAATGATATTCTTGCGCAGTGTCATGGCAGGCACAACATTGGTCGAAACTTGTGCTTCAAGAAGTAAACGGCCGTTTTCTGCACGCTCCGTTTCCATGTCCTCCACTTTCTTCTCCAAAGCATTGAGACGATTCTCATTTTCAAGATTAATCTGGGCTTGAAGCGCAAACATCTGTACCGAAGTCAAAGCCTTTGGTGTCTCCAAATTTGCCTTCTCCAATTCCTCCCAGCGGATTACCAACTTTGCCCTGGCTTCGTCGTTGAACTTGGTGGCAACATATAAGCACTCGCGCTTGTTGAGGTAGTAGCAGGGGCGAGACTGGTTGTTTGCGTCCTTGTAGGAGCCGAGGGAAAATTTTCCCTGGGCTACTTTCTCCCATGATGGTTCCATGTTACGGATGGCTTTCAGCACATCATTGTGCGGCTTGCCTGTGACCTGAGCAATCTCAAGACTGCTCATTGTCTTACGGCTTTCACCGAACTGAATTAACTCATTATTCATACGCGTTCATTATTTATATATTACTGCTTATTTTTTCGGTTAACATCGTCAGGATGGACGACGCTGATCGTGATAGTGTTTGTGGAACGGTCTACCTTGGTTGTGTAGGTCATTCCGTCTTCTCTCGGATACGCTGCTTTTGCCCTTGACACAAGGTTCTTGACCGATTCAATCGCCTTGTAGTCAGGCAGCGTAACGGTCAGGCTTCCTCCTGTACCGATTGCGTTGATGTCGAATGTCGAAATTTTATCTGCTACCATTCTTTAATTTGTTTAAATTATACTTAAATTTAATCTCAAAATTTGGCAGCATCACGGATTTTCCGTATATTTGCAGTCCCCACTGAAAGTCGCGGATTTTATTCATCCGTGATGGTCTGCCTTGTGTGAGGTTGTATTTACCAAAACACGAGTGCAAAGATAGTCAATATTCTGCTATATTCCAAATTATAGCAAATAAATGATGTAATATTAAAGAATAATTAAGGTTACTAAAGATATTTTCACTAAATATTGCGCTATATGACACCTTATAAAGAATTTGGAGAGTTCATCAGCGACTTCTTTGGCCAATATATGCCAGGGATGACGCAGACGGAGATTGCCAGGGGACTCGGCACTCAACAGTCAGTAGTGTCAAAATGGTATGGCGGAGAAAGACTTCCTACCGAAGACATGGTCCGCAGGATAAATGATTTACTCGGAAAGGACATAGGCGACCGGGTAAAGTCCGCTAAACAGAACAGAAGAATCTATTTGTCAGCAGAGGAAGTATCAAAGAAACCTTCCGTCGATGTTGTAGCCGACATTAGGGAGAATTACAGGCCGAGAGTCGATGTGTATGCCAATGCAGGCATACTGACGGAACAGATTGATGCTTCATTCGAGCAGATGCCGGTGATCGCACAGATGCCGAAGTATGACTTCACCATCATCGTCAAGGGTGACTCCATGGAGCCTGAGTTCCGAAGCGGAGAGGAGATAGCATGCCTCAACGTTAAGAACACAAGCTACCGCCAGTGGGGCAGGCCTCATGTGCTCAATACCTCCCAGGGTGTGGTGCTGAAAAGGATCTATCGGGGAGAAAGAGGCTACATCTGCCGTTCAGACAACCCGAAATATCCAGATTTCGAGGTTCCAGAAGAAGATGTATGGCAGATTGCGCTAGTTGTAGGAATGCTAAGGACCTATTAAATTCACACGATATGGAAAAGAACTGCGAAAGAGGTATAGACCGCATTCATGCGCTGGCCAACTGGCTGATAGCACACAAGGTCGTGAGGTCGCTGCAGAACTTTGAGACGGTGTGCGGGCTGTCGAAATATTATATCAAGAACCTTTCCGCAACGGAAAAGGGCAACCCTGGACTGGACGTCGTGGCAAAGATATACGACGTGTTCCCTTCCGTAAACCTGAAGTGGATGGTTACCGGGAAGGGCAATATGTTCACGGTCAGGAATGAGGATGAACTGGCAGAGAGGCTCAGGATAGACATGGTGACCAACCAGGTGCTGTCTGCCAACAAGACTGAGGCGGACCTGAAGGATGCTCTGAAGAAGACGCTTCAGGATCTGAAGGACGACCTGACGGCAGAGCAGAAGGTTGCATTATTGGAAAAACTGCTGAAATAATGATACGAATATGATACTGTTTTCAAAAATATTCCCGTAAACGACTGAGTATCAGCGAATGCAGTTATTCCCCTATCGACTACTGAAGGGGTTTTCGAGCCCCTTTTTTGTTGTACTAAAAATCAGACAGTTACATCTATAACACACTGAAAACCAATAGTATAAAAGAATCAAGACTCTCGAAAAGCCTGTCCTAAAGTGGCTGAAAGCGGCAGAAAGTGGCGGGTGCTAGTGATACAAAATGTGATACAAAATTTTGGGGAAATGATACAAAAGCCCTGATTAGGGAATCGAACCCCCACAAAAAACAACAATTCATTATGAAAATACCGACAATAAGATTCGTATTCGACAGAAGGAATACTGCAGGAAAGAACGGTAAGGGCTATGTAGAAATGGTGATTACCTGTGATAAGCAGCGAAAGTTCGTCGCCACTGGTGTTACATGCTATCCGCACAACTGGAAAGGCGACAACAAGCGCAATATCTATGTCTCAGGCACGGGTGCGGACATGGAACTGAACCAGATACTGCTCACGATTTACCAGAAAGCCTACAGAATCGTCTCGCAGCAGGTCGAGAGCGGTCAGGTGGATATATCTGCCATCCCTGCGCTTTTGAAGGCTCAGAACGTGGATATGACGTTTCTGGACTATGTCTTCAGACGCATGGAGAAGAAAAACGTCGTGGAATACACCAAGAGGTCGTATGTAAGTTTCTACAACAAGTTGTCTGAGTATGGCAGTATCAAGTTCTTCTCAGACATCACGGAAAAGGCCATCAGGGACTTCGACGAGTGGCTGCATGCCTATAAATGGACCGAGAAGGATGCAAGAGGCAATGATATCGTGAAAACGTACTCACAGGCCACGATAGGCTCGTTTCACAAGAACCTGAAGAACTTCATCGCTGATGCGGTCGTAGACGGATACCTGAAAGAGAACGTTTATGTGTCGAAGGCCATCAAGGTTGACAAGGGGAAGACCAGGATAGACGAGTTCCTCACGGCAGAAGAGTTAGAGTCCATAGAGAAGGCCGATATGCACCTCAGGAGCCTCTCGGAGTCAAGAGACCTGTTCCTGATGCAGTGCTACAGCGGTATGGCGTTCGTGGATCTGATGTCGTTCAATTTCTCTGAGGTGAAGGGCATGGAGGACGGAAGTGTTATCCATGGTGTACGCCACAAGACGGGTACGGAGTTCTCGTTCGTTCTGACGGACAAGGCAAGGGAGATCCTGGAGAAATACGGCTGGAGGCTGCCAAAACTGCCAAACCAGAAATACAATGCGAGGCTGAAGATGGTTGCCGATGCCGCCTGGATAGAAAAGAACCTGACATCGCACATGGGAAGGAGGTCTGCGGGCATGATATGGCTGAACATGGGCATCCCCATCGAGATCGTGAGCCGATGTCTTGGCCACTCTTCCATCATAACGACTCAGAAGGCATATGCAAGGGTGCTGGACAAGACCATCGCGGAGGCATTTGCGAAAAAGGCGAAATAGAGGTTTTTGTATCCCAATTGTAGTACTACAGAAGCACTACAGAAGTACTACACCACAAATTTCACTAAAAAAAAGAGTCGGGAGGGGAGTTCATTGTTCCCCTACCCGCTCTGTTGCTTTAGAACAGTTCAAGTTGCCGCTTGTCCTGTCTTATGTCCACTTTGCCATAATCCTCAAATCGCGGGCATCTGGCAAATATCATCCTGTTGTTGCACCATCGCTGAAGGTCATGGTAGACGTGATCGGCATTCTGCTTGTCGTAAATCATCACATATGCCCAATATCCCAGGTCGCGCAGGGTGTATATGCGTTCCAGATCCTGCTCAATCGTGCTTGTGTGGTTTACTAGGACATAGACGATGGAGTTATGCAAATGATGCTTTGTTCTGCATATCTCTGAAAACATCTTGAGTTTCGGCAGAATATTGTCCTTGTCCTCATACCTGTCCCATGCGAAATGGATGTCCTTTATGCGGATACGGCTTATTGCCATGCATTTCTCCTCTGTCAGCATCCGTGCATCAAGTCCCTGGTTGAAGTCTATCAATGCGCGGCTTTCCTCCAATTGGAAGAGCAGGTCTTTCCATTCCTTACAGGCAAGTATGTTTGGGTCACACAACACAATATTTTTGCCCCCCCCAGTAAAAAATTCTGACAAATTTGCAACTTTCCTGCTGCACAGGCCCTCCTTCTTCCCGACAATACAGAATTGGCATCCACGCGGACATCCTCGCGTCAGGAATCCGTATGCGGTGTGAGTGATCCCGTAGAGCGAATAGTCGGGATAGATATGCTCTATCTCACCAGGAAGCGGACTGTCGTCTTCCATTTGATAATGCTCGCCTCCTGCTCCGTGAATAGCATAGCCAGTACCGCCTTTAATGACCTTGTCGGCATTTATGACGTAACCGAAGTCGGGAGTGAAGGAAAACACCTTCGACATATACACCAGACTATAGTGCGTGAACGGGTTATACCATTCCACGTCGTCGCCCTGATGCTTGTGCCATGCCGACAACTTCATCAGAGCCAGGTTTGGGAAGTTGTGTCCGTCAACGTCAATCAGCCCGATTTTCATTTCCTGTATATCTCATTTGCACGATCCACGATTTTCTGACGGCAGTTACTGTCGAGGTTCGAGTACCAGAACATCGTGCGGTCGACCATCGTGAAGGCATCCAGCCACTTGCCATAGATATGGTTGCCGAGGTCTCTGCCGAAAAGCGCCCTCGCCTCGTCGGCGCTCCACTTGTTGTAAACGTAGAGCATGAAATTAGTCACTTCGTTGTTCATTGCTTTTCTGATTTTGAGTTATTGTTGCTTTCTTCCTGTCTCTTCCTTCTGGTCACCCATGCCTTCCTGGCTCTCTCCTTCAGCTTCGCAGGGTTCATCCTGCACCAGCGCTTGACAGACATAATACGCTTCGCTTTGGTCTCATCACTCTCAACGTGACCTTTCTTGAACTCACCGTCTGGATTGTGACGTATCCCCTTCTTGAAGGAACCGGGTTTTCCCGTCCTCTTGCTGACAATGTGCGCCAACTGTCTTCGCTCCTCCCATACTGCTGCAAGCCATGCGGGGTCTTTCTCCAGTCCTAACTCCCTCGCTTTGCGTATCATGGTGCGCTGGCTGACACCTAGGCATCCTGCCAGTTCCTCGTTCAGGGTTGTCGCATAGTGACGCCTGAGGTAGTCGAGCATGTCCTTGTTCCAGAAGATGCGCGTGGCATATCCCTGGTGCTCCATGATGCGACCGTATGAAGGATGGTATCTCTTGCCGTCCGGTACTTTCTTATATACTGCCATGGTCGTCTACGCTAAATGATGACCAGCCATTTCGGCATAGTCGATGATCTCATAAAGTATCTTCTTGTCGCAATTCCGCATACGGAGGTATTCTGCCCTGCTGTATGACAGGAGGTCGCCGAGAGTCGTGATGCCGTTTGCGGAAAGGAAACTCAGTGCCCTCACGGTGAGGAGGTCTCGGTTCAGGGGGTCTGACATGCTGCTCATATGTCGCCTATGCTTGCCTCCTCCAAGTGATTGTAGTGCTTACAGGTGTTTTTCCACAGGTTCCTGTAATACTCGTTCTCCAACTGTCCGGCCAGGCTCGAAATCTCAGGCCAGCGCGCCCATGACCATTCCTCGTCCAGGCGGTTTATTCTCTTCAGCAGATCCTTGTCGTGCTGCGACAGGTCTTCATAATTTGGTCTTTCCATACGCTTTAAAGTTTTATATAAACGGTTATTATTTGTCATCCACGAAATAAACACCGGCATTGTGGCCAAAAAGAGTCTTGACAAGCCTCACCTCGATTTCGTTCTCTGTCTCGTATTCACCGTCTGACGTCTTCAGAATAGCCTTCCATCCGTCATCCTCGTACTCGTCGACGTCATCATCTTCTGCATGCCACTCGATGCTCCTGACGCCGTCAAAGGGGATCATGCAGCCTCCTATATTGACCATACGGCTGCGGATGAAGGTCTCCAGCTTACGCGAATATGTCTGCTCGTCATCGTATTCCTGGAGGAACGAAGAGCGTTTAGCGTAGCTGCCGAGGTAGTCTTCTCGGTCGAACTTGACCACGTCTCCGTCAGGGGAAAGGTGGGACATGTACTCAATGAAATTCCTCACCTTCGGAATCATGTCCTTGATGTACGCAACCTTCTTTGCACGCGCCTCAACGGCCTCCTCTTCCGTGTCGTAGAACTTAGACCCGAACGGCATGCTTAAAAAGTCGTTTTCACCGGAGACAAGCACCTTGCCGTCTTCAACGATTGCGACCGTCTCATGGACTCCCAGATCGCGGTCGAGCTCCCACATTTTCTTTTTCTCTATCATACGCTATATTTTCGTTTAAATCAATGTTCAAATTTTAGTGCGCCCTATTGCGAAAATGAGAAATCGCAAATTTGACAAAATAATATAATTTGCCCTTTACCTCCGAAAGAGGGGTTCTTAGGGGAGGATTGTATCATCTGGATTAAATTTCCTTCAGATCCGAGCAACAGATAGGACTCTCCAATTGCAGTCTAAGTCTTTCGCTTTACTTTTACCCTCTGGGCTTCGGTATGACCTGTCGTCAGGGCTGGACGTTGCAGGATTAGCGTTCTGTTACTAATCAGGAGCTTTTTGTCTTTTTGGTTTTGCATGCTGTTAAGTGGCTACGGATGGAACTTTCAGCAAAACGCCTAAAATGGCGAAACCCCCGCAACGTGTCGTAGTTCGTGCAGGGGTTTCTATATTGTGCTCCTAGGAGCCAATTTTCGATAAGACTGCTATCGCTACGACTCGATTGCGCTGCAAAGATATGGATTAAATTTAATCCCTGCAAATAGTGTAAAAAACCGTTAAACCACATTACTCCACTTTCCTCCGCTTTGTGCCGCTTTTAACATTTCGACTTTATACTTTATTAACATCGCAGACCCTCAGAAATCAAGGGAACCAGTTGCGAAAATGGAATTTTACCATTTTATGCCGTTGCGCCTGAAGATGTCCATGAGGCTGTTAAGCGACCCCATGCCGACATTACGGCATTTATAGAAATCGGCCAAAGTATACTCCTTCAGGAATGTCCTGACGGTAAACCCGACTCCCAGGTACTTGCCGCAGTATCCCCAGCCTTTAACGGGCTTCACCTCCATGGCCTTCGCGATTTTGAGCACCCTCATCGGTGCCCCGTTCTCCTTCAGGAACTCCCTGAACGGCATGTCCAGGATATCGCCGTGATCCGTGATTGAATTTTCTGCCGTATCCGTCGCGTCGGCAATTTCCAAAATGATGTCCTTGATCTCCGGGCACTCGCGGTACATGGCCGTGAGCACTCTCTTCATGATTTCTCTTTCTGAATTGTTCATAATCTGTAATCTTTGTACGCCTTATGGCGAAAATGAAAATATAACCCTTATTTAGAATTGTTCAAAATACTGCATGGCAAGTTCCGTCATGGACTCCATACCGGCACAGATGTAGCGCTCCGTCATCGTCGTAGAGGAGTGCCCGGCCAGTCGCGAAACGAGCAGGAGGTCACGGCAGCGCAAATAGAGATTCGTGCAGAAGGAACGGCGCGAGGTGTGTGACGAAACTGCCTCATACTTCGGTCCCGTCCAGAAGGCTCCGTTTCGGTACAGCTGGATCTCCTGGTCGATGTCGCACAGGCTGCAGATGGTGCGGATGGTAGCGTTGAAGGTGTTGTCGCTGACCTCATGACGGTATGCCTGTGCGAAGGTGGTGCCTGTGGCGAAAAGGATCTGGCGTGCAACTGGCGATAACGGCAACTCCGCCTTGATATGCGTCTTCTGCGATACGTACACCAGATGGCCCGTAGGAGTCACGTTTGCAGTCGTAAAGCGCGAATAGTCGCTGTGCCTGGCTCCGGTCAGGCATCCCAGAATGAACTGCTGCTGCACGATGGCCTCCGTCAGGGTATCCGGGCGGTATGCGATAATACGCCTGATCTCCGACTCCGTGAGATAGGTCTGCTGTGACTCGTCGTCTCGTACTGCCAGGCTCTTGCGCCAGTCCCTGGGCAGATCCACCTCGTCGGTGTACTGCTCGATCACGGCCTTAAGTTTGGCGGTATATTGCCGGGCTGATGACTGTGCCATATCGTTGCACAGCCAGTCGGCAAAACGGCTCATGTTGGCCTTCGTGAGAGACTCCCAGGCAAAGGGTGTGCCTGTTGCGATAGTCCACTTTTCGGCGATCTTGCCGTTTTTCGGATACTTGGCCAAAAGGGCCTCTGATAGCGTCGTAGTCATTTTGATGCCTCCCTGATTAAATTGTTAATAAACTCCGTCGTCGTCTGGTCGCCCTTTGCGGACTGTATCCAGTCGTACAGGCTCTTTTCCAGGTGGAAATTGACCCGGACGGCCTCCGTGGATCGTGCCGGGCGCCCTACTCTCTTTGTACCGTTTTTCTGTGCAGCCATATTGCGAAAATGAATTTAGCGTTATTTGTCCCTGAATAATTCGACGTAATAATAAAAACCGTCTATTTCGACCCTGATAGTGCCGCGAAGCTCCTTGCCGGGCATGTTGCGGAAATAGGTCTTCACGCTGTATCTTTCAGCCAGTTGCCCGGCCATCGCCAAAAAGGCGCTTTTCGCCGATTGCTCCTTTTTCCAGATCTCTTCGTGACGTTTGCCAATAGGCAAATTATCCTTAATGATATACTTTCCCATATATGCCGTTTATTTTGATTGTGAGACGTTAAAATGATTATTCCCTGTAACTGTGCGCCCTGTTGCGATATCAGGCCGCAGCGGCCTTTTTACGCCGTTTCCGGGCTTTTCTCTTATACCGCTTATCGATCCTTTTCCAGTCGATACCGTAAACGAAAAGATAATAGACCGCCATACCCGGCAAAAACCACCACGGCAAAAGGCATGCGGCCAGGAACACCAACAGGATCGCCCAAACATATACACCTAACATAATAACCTCCTATCTTTTAGTTGTTGATCACCATACGCGAAATATCACGCGTTTTAACTTCATTTCCCTGATCGTCGTACATGGTCACGAAAACTCCCGATACTGCAGCGCCTGAGGCCTGATAAAACGAAATAGTATCCGTGAGCTCCGTATGATCCAGGATCATGCCGGCCGTTTCCTGTTCGCCATCAATTGTAACGGCGTCCACCGAATAGACAAAATAGTACTTTTCCATATCTGATAATGCTTAAATGATTAATTACTGTTTTTCCTCAAAAAAGATATAGCAGCTTTCCGGGCTGATGACGCCGGAGTTATTAAAAAGATCCTGATACTGTGACGGCGTTAATACGTCGGCGTAATCGTAACCAAAATCACGCTCAAACTTTGCCAGCTCTATACGCTCCGCCGCCGACATGTTTTTTAATTCGTCCAAATTATAAAGATCGGATGAAAAAACCAAAATAATAATATTTTCCATAATGATATAACTTTTAAAATGATACGTTTTCTTTTGTCTCTGGCCGCCGATCATGTGCCGGGATGAATAAGTCCCGGACACAGCGAAACGGCCGTAAATTCGGCCTGTATTCTATTCGGGCCAGGCCGTTTTAATCCCGTTTTCTATAAGAGTACACAGGGCCACCGGATCACCTATATATTTTTTTGCCACCTTTGTAGTTTTCCGGCGACGGCCCGTTATTATCATTTTGTCGCCGTCGAATTCAATTATAACATTTTCTTTAACGGCCAGCGTATTCAGTTTACAAAGATCTTTGCAGCATTTTTCCGCCGTCGAATAGATAACACTACTTTTCCAGATATCGATATTAATTTGCATAATGATATATTTTTAGTCGTTATTACTTCTTTTTGTCGTCGCTGTTGGCGTTTCCGGCTAATCCTGTATAACTAACAGGCCGGGGCCAGAAAACGCCGTTAAAACCGTTTATTTGCTCATTTTGTTATAGATCTTTTGCAGCAGCATATAAAAACCAAATCCCCTGGAGTGCAAAACGGGTTTTTTGTATCCGTATACCTTTGCCAGCTCATTATATTTTGTGAGCTCACAGTGATTTAATAACATGACGTCGCGCGAAAAATCGACACCGTCGGCAACCAGTTTTAAAACCAGATCCGTATATTTATTTATATTCATGACTATATATTTTTAAATTGTTAATACTCTTTTCTTTTCCCTGTGCCGGGCTGATCCGGTGACACCGTACAATTGTGCCACCGGCGCCCGGATCGGCCGTTATTTAGTCGTTTTCATCATTTATAAAGTGATCGCTTAATTTTGTCTGACCTGTAGTATACAAAGCATTAAACAGGCTGAAAACGTCGACACGATTAAAACCGGCATTTTTGTTGTTGTTACTTTTCTTTTCCATAATGATAATATATTTAATTGTTAATACTGTTTTGTTTAATCCCTGATCCCCGGCCGTTATTTCCCGGCCGTCTCTATCTGTTCCCGATATATTGCGTAAAAAACACAAAATAAAACGAATAGTAAAAACATGATCCCAAATATTTAGCAGTTTATTGATACTTCATTTATAACGGCCTGTGCCCAATACTTTTGCGACGTTTCGCCGATCTCAAACCACAGTATATTTTTACCGTCGTACCCGTCGTATGCTGCAGCGTCTGGCGCCTGTTGCACCTGGTATTTATATTCTTCATTAAAACGTATCTTTGCGTCTATCAGATCCGCAAATAACGTCGTTTCTGTATTCAGTACACCGTCGAAACATGTTACCACTATTAAAGCAAATAATTTGTTATTCATATCTTTAAATATTTAATGTTATTACTTATTTCTTTTGCCTGTAATCGATTTAATTAGTGTTTAGGTAGCGACGGCCGCCCGGATGATCCGGACGCCGCCACAGGCCTAATAATTACGCTGATATTCTACAGTCATTTTCTTTAATGATAAACGGCGTATCTGGCGTTATATATGTGCGCACACCGTTAACCGTTTTATAGTCATTGGCGACGGGATGATAAGAGAGGCCCACAATACTTTTACCCGGGTCCATATATCTCATATCGTAGTTATTACCGTTTACAACTTTATAACCGGCGAAAGATCCCGGCAATTTATTCCCGGCAAAAACAACAGCCACCCGGCCGCCGGCCTGCAGATACTTTTCGGCCGTTTTCCAGTTGTAGCCGTCAAAGCTGAAAGTGAGATCATAATTATTATATTTGCCTAATAACTTAATTCTGTTTGGCACCTTTGTATAATCGTAAAATTGTACGTCGGGAAATAATTCTAAAATATTCAGGCCTGTAACAGGATCAACAAACAACTCCGGCGAAAGATCCGACGTACAGTTTAAACGTACCGAAAACGGGACATTTGCAGCCAGCGCGCGCGCCTGTGCTCTCTTAATTTCGTGTACCAAAATACGCATAAATAACGGCCTATTTTCGTAAAATAAACGCGTTTTCTTCACTCTGGACTGATTAATTTTTGATAACTCTTTCCCGCGTGCCAATTCATCAATTTTATTTTGTCCTGATCCGTTTAAACAGAATTCGTGACAATGTGCACCGCCGGCGCAAACCTGGTGCCCGGACATATTCCAGGGTGCAAGATACAGGCCGTATGTTAACGTGCCGGCCGTTTCGCTTAATTCCAGCTTGTGAGAAGTCGAGACGCCACCCAAATAGGAAACGTGAAACGCTTTCTTAAATGCTGTATAGCTCATATCTTTTGCAAGATCATTAATTACTAAATTTTTCATAATTACTGCAAATTAGTTGTTTAATTCAAATCTTTTATTTACCTTTGCAGCCCGTAACAGACTTTTAAAGGTTTGTTATTAATTTGTTTCTGATCCGGGCACCTGTGAAGATCCCCGGATCTTCTGTTATTAAACGGTATACCAATTATAAGAGTTAATAACGGCGCCGTTATAGATCGGATCCCAATTCTTTTGAGAAACATAAACGCCCAATGCATTAAGACGGGATCTGGTAGTAACACTATTCCACCCGGCCAGCGTGAAACGCTTAACACCCTGATAAACTGCAAAAATACAGTTACCGTGCAAATACACCTTAACGCCTGTTGTGTCTGCAGTTACTACTGTATTACCACTCCTGAAGTTGCGGCCGGATCTAACAGCCTGTAACATGTTCTTTTCAATCTGTTTCATAATTCAGTACTTTTAAATTGTTATTAATTTGTTTCTTTTATCTGTTGCAAAGATACGACTATTTAATTAAATGTGCAAGAAAATAGACGAAAAAATAACCCTAAAACACAAAAATATCTTCATTTTCTTGCGTGATCAGAAAATAATAACTAACTTTGTAAACTCTAAGATTGCAATTTAACCACATTTTAATAAATCAATCATCAAATTAAAATTAATATGGAATATTCGGTAAATACACAAATTTTACAGGCTAAATATAATATAACCGTAAATGAAGTTATATTTGCATACCTGATCGCCGCCGGACTGGATCCCGCGGACGCACACTATTTTATCTATAGCGCTGGCGCCGGATCAGGACTGACAACAGCAGAACAACAGACCGCCAGAGCAAAAGAGTTATTAAAACTCAATCCGGGGCTATCACTGTTAATCCAGGAAATAAAACGCAAACAGTTTAAACAAACAGCCGCACAAACGGCCGCCAGCCTACAGGATCGAGAGCTAACAGAAGAAGAAAAAGAAAAGTATACAACCAGAAAAGGACTAATAGAGGAGATTATAAAAGATTTGCCGTTAATGCCAGGAAAGGACCGGGCAAATGTCCTTCAATCACTTGCAAAATTACAGGGACTAGACAAACCGGATGAAACAGAAGAAGAAGAAAGGCGTATTTATGTACTCCGATATTTGTCACACTGCAGATCCTGTAAATTAATGAAGTTATATTTGCAGATCCAGGCAGAGGAAAAGCCCTAAAACGGCCTATTTTATTTCATTTTATAGGTATAAAACGCAAAACGGCCGTAATATGCTGTATTTCTGCAGTTTTGCCAGGCACCCGGACACCCCGCACGACACCCACCACCCCCCAAACCATACATATATAAGGCGCATTCGTTCTCTCTCAAAATTTTTTCCGGATTTTTTTCTGATTATTTTTTTTTCTGTATTAGTGAACTCTTGTTTTTGTTTTTTCACCTGGAGTTCACTATGTTTTTGCGGAGTGTTAGTTGTTAACATTTGGTTGTTGAATTGTTAACGGGAGTGTTAAAAATCTGCGTTTTTTGCAGTATTTTAGTTGTTATTTTGCAATTATCGTTGTTTTGGCAGGGGTGTTGGTATGAATATTATAATAAATAGGAATGGTATATTGGTTATGGTCTGGTGAAGTGGATTATGTGTTATTTCACCAAGATTTCACGGATAAATTTTGCATAATCTGCTGATTGTCAAGTGTTTGGTTAAGTATTGTGCATTGGTGAATAAAGATTTATTAGCATATATTTATTTCTTTTAGTATTCTACTCTTTAAGTGGAAAAAAGTTCATTTTGGGGTTCACGTTTTCACTTTTGCGGTTTATCGGTTTGATTATCAATCACTTAGCGGTGTAGTTTTGCGTAAAAAAAGTGAAAAGTGGCGTGTAAAAGTTCACTGTTTGGTGAAAAATGCAGTTTATTTCATTTGGTTTTTCACTAAAATCTTCGTATATTTGCAGACGAAAATTTAATCGTTATCTGTGTGTATGAGTGAAAGACTGGTTATAGGCATTGATCCAGGGCGTCATGGCGGCATTGCCGCAGTGTGTTCTGACGGTGTGGTCATGGATGTCGTTCAGATGCCTGAGACGGCGCAGGACATACTTCTTACTCTCCGTGAGTTCGTCTGTTCCTTCAGGCGTGACGGCGGCGACGTGGTGTGTTTTGTGGAGAAGGTTGGCGGCATTCCCGGTCAGGGTGCTTCGAGTGCGTTCAACTTCGGCAAGGGGTGCGGTTGGCTTGAGATGTGTCTTCTTGCCTTGGAGGTGAGGACGGTGTACGTCACTCCGCAGCGCTGGCAGAAGGTGTACGGTGTAGGCAGTTCTTCTATTACGAGGTCGACTGCTGCCGAGAAGCGCGATCACAAGAATGCGCTGAAGGCGGTGGCTCAGAGGCTGTACCCTTCGCTGGGTCGTCGTGTGACTCTTCGGACGTGTGATGCTTTGTTGATTGCCGGCTATGGTCTCAAGGAAGAATCGAGGTGACGGAGTTCAGGACTCTGACGGTTCGCGGGAGAAGGCCCACGCTTGGGACTTGTCCTTACTGGAAGGAGAGCAGGTGTGTGCTGCTGAGTCAGCGCGCGTGTGTACATTATAGGAAAAGAGTATAGCGTATGAAACCAAGTAAGAGAATCATGTGTCCGGACTGCGGGAGGCCTAAGATGCTCTTTGAGACGGAGCGCAAGGCGAACGGCTTCATCAGGTGGAACGGTGACGAGTTGCACGTCCCTGAGGGTTGCGAGTTGCGTGCGTACTACTGCCCTTCGTGTTGCGGATGGCACATATCGCACCAGAGGCACAGAAAGTCGTATGACCAGCAGACGAACAACCTCATAGGTGCGTTTGAGCGGTCGAGGACTTCGGTGTCGAAGATTGACAGGCTCATCAACAAGGATCTGTTCGACCTTGAGGAGAAGAGGCTCATGGAGAAGGCGCAGAGGGTGTATGACGACATACCCGATGAGATAAAGGGTGTCGGAAAGAAAGGCGGCATCAAGAAGTTCCTTGACGGCTATTTCGTCGGCAACGGCATCCACGACAGGAGCGGAAGGCTGAGAGGTGCCGTATATAAGGTTTTTGAGAAGGACACGGATAAAAGGAGGACATAAACTGTTTAGGTATATTCTTTGGTTATGAATAGGACGCTGACTGACAAGGATATTATCGAGGACTACAGGAGGTTCCTCCGGCATGAGTCGATGCGTGCGAATGTGATGCAGGACTATGTGGCGATGGTGATTATTAACGAGATAAACAGATAGGAATATGGCAGACAACATTTATCTACCGAGTGACAAGGGGATTGCCCTGCTGATCGAGAATGCGTGGAAGGAGTTCTGCACTGAGGCACAGAAGGCAGGCTATAACATCAATGACGATACGGCTGACGGGTTTTTGAAGGACTCCTTTGTAGGCGGCTACTGTTATGGTTATAACGACATCATGGCCATCATCCGCGATCAGATTGAGGTCGGTGAGGGCGTAAACGATTTAAACAATGAAGAGGGAAATTAAGCATATCTATCAGTTGGAACTGACGGAGCGTCAGGCGAAGTTGCTCTCCTATGCCTGTGACAGACTGAGCCGCATCATCTGCGGTCAGGACTGGACGTATCAGGAGTTCATGGAAGAGGCCTGGGAGAAACGCTGCAAGGAGGCCACGGGCAACTCGATGGACAAGGAATGGGACGGCGGGTGGTCTGCGATGCGTGAAGATGCAGAGGAAATATGCAAGAAGATCAAGAAGAGGTTCTGGGGTATGGACAGTAACGCCATTTACGGCATCCACTATGATGATACGGCAGACATCCTCTTTGCCCTGCATACCGTGATAAGACATCAGATATGGCTTGATGGTGACAGGTCGTTTCACGGTGTCGATTCGAACAAGCCTGTAATGCTTGGCTCTGAGCCTTTGGCAGCCATCAGGCGTACGGACGTGTCTTCCGATGAAATAATGAAGGACATAGAGGCGCTGTATGCCGACATCTACAAGTGCATCGTCGATTTGGTTCAGGGACGGGCAGAGAAGAATGATGCCGCCGTTGCCAATGCCCAGCACAAGATGGAGTCGCTGATGGTGTCAACGCAGCAGGAACTGAGAGTGATAGCGGATTATTTGACAGAATCTGGAAAGTCATGATTGTTTATATTTTACAGGAGAACTACACTGAATATGTGCCAGAAGCAGGTTGGGACGAAAGCGGCTCTTACGACGAGGATGTTGAGCATCGTGATGTCATAGGGGTATTCACGTCGCTTGATGATGCGGTGAGGAAACTTGTCGAGACGTGCAGGCTTGCAAAGGAGCGTGATTTGGATGGTGATGAGTATTGGAATTATGACATTCTTGCAGGCGACACGGAGGCAACAGAGGTTCGTAGTTTGCTGTATAAAGAATATGAAGAATTGCTAAAGAAGTTTGATAAAGGCCCTTTTAACGAATAACGATTGATATATGACAACATTGATTTCAGACGGCTACATCGTCAAGGAGAATATGGACAGGACATTTATTTTAAAAGAGAACTCTGAGGATATCCGAAGGAAGATAGCGGAGGCTGGGATATCTGTCTGCCAGTGTGCCTCGTTTGCCGACGCTGACTGGCTGGACTATCATACGTCGATTTCCAACGGCGTCCACGGCAACGGCTATCCCTATGAGGGTATGACCAAGGAAGAGACAAGGGCTTTGTTTTTGTATGAGGTCAAGAACCCGGTTTTTTGTGAGAACGTGAAAGAGTTCATTGACAGGATCAAAGCACATGAGGCTTTGATTAAAAAAGGTTAGTGTATGGAGATTTGGAAGGCAACAATCAAGGAGAGATGTAACGAGCATCTGCTGACGCCCGAATACTGTTTCAGCAACCAGTTCGACCACATCAAGGACGAGAGGCTGCGGGAGTGTGAGACACGGAAGTTCCTCAAAAAGTTCTGGGGGCTTGAAAAGCCAGACGTTGAGTGGTACAAACTTGAAAGGATGGAGGATTAGCCAATGGATTTGAAATACGATAATGTGTTTTACCATAAAAATCAGTGGTGGTGGGGAGAATCGGTTGATATAGTTCGTTGTGATTGAACGGCAATAGTTTGTGTTAAGTACGACAAGAAATCATTTCCGCACACTGGATATATATGTGACTTGTCTGTTCTTTCTACCGAAAGGAAGAAAGGCTTGGGGTGGCAAATGATGCAATATGCACTTTGCGATTGCCGTGACAGAGACATGATATATGCTCGCCTTCACGTTGACGCAAAGAACATTTGGCTAAAGGAATGGTACGAACGACTTGGTTTCAAGGAACTGTCACGCGATGAAAACGAGATAGAGATGATCAGTGAATTGTAGAAATCAAACGAAAAGATATGAAACAAAGGGACTTTACATCTGCAAAGGCGAAGGAATCTATTCTGCCTGACAAGGAAGAAGAGAAACAGATAGACCTCATACCAGAGGAGCGACTGAAAGAAATTCTGAGCATCCTGTTCCCGTGGGGCTACAGCCACTACAAGGAGGTGTTCTACACGGGTGTCTCGCCATTCATCGGTGATGCAACAAACGTGATTACCATCATAGCCAACGACCCAGCAGGATGGGGAAGCGTGTTCGCTATCTGCATGGAGCGTTTCAACGAGGACAGCGACGAAGCCGACAGCCTCGGATTCTACAAGGGCATTATGAAACTGATTGCGCCCGAACTTCACAGCAACGACGAGAATTTCCAAGGCCCATTGAACGTGCTTGGCTTCAACTGGGCTTACGACAATGTGCAAGACAACAGGTTCCCTGCGGAGGTAAAACTGAAAAAGAAAGATGATTGACATGAAGCAGAAGGAAGAGAAATACTGCGGCGAATGCTGCTGGTTCTGTGGCGAGGATACGTGGGGCTACGGCTCATGCCCGCACAGGTTCGCTGAACTCCAACGGTGCAGCGACAAGTGTATGATTACGGAGAAGTATGTCAGCAAGGAGCGGATGAGGCATTATATGGCTGTCTTGTTACAGGCTAACAGGTACAGGAGGGACGACAACGTGCCTTCGATTTACAGGATGCCCGACCCGAAGGAGTTAGGGAAGGCTATTGACTTTGCGGTAGACTATATGCGTATATTCAGTAACTTATAGATATGGATATGGAGAAAGTAAAGATTAAACTAAACGGTGGCATTATGCCCACGAAAGGCTCTGAGTATGCAGCTGCCTACGACCTCTACGTTCCAGACATTGTGGAACTGAAATACGGAAGACAGGTAATTGACTTGAAGTTCTCTATGGAACTACCACATGGCTATGCGGCGGTCATCCAGCCACGTAGCGGCTTTACATGCAAGGGGATGCAGGCATTCCTAACTATACGCAAGTGGTGGTATATGCTGCTTGGTGTGTTCAGCAAGGAGGCACGCATTGATGCCGATGTTATTGTTGGGCTTGTTGACGAGGACTACCGTGACAGTGTAGGGGCTCTGGTGATTTCACGTTTCAGGCCGATATTGAGAAAGGCTATTATCCCAAGAGGAACACGCATTGCGCAGATGCGCATCGTTCAAGTCCCAGACACGGCAGTTATGGAGGCTGAGGAGTTGGATATGTCAAAGAACAGGGGCGGCGGCTATGGTCACACGGGATCAAAATAGGAGGCTGTATGCGATGGTAAACAACAGGAAGATACGGAAGGAGTGTACTGACAAGGATATACTGTTGATGGATTTTGTAGATATGGGATAATATGATGAAGGAAGGGTACAGACAGATGATTCAGATCGGGAGCAACGTGACAAGCATCATGAAGCTCCAGTGTGTAAGCAGCTGCCGCAAGAAGCTTGACGGTAGCCTTTATTACGTGCTTGATATCTGGGGAGATGACGGCAACAGGCTTGAGGCGAGGCAGGGCGACTGGCTCTGCCAGGACTACGACGGTGTATGGAGTTTGAGAAAGGATAATGATATAAAAGATGAGAAAGCTGACAATTAGTGAACTGTTTGTAGGCGCATGGGTACAGACTCCAGTCCCTGCCAGTATGAAGGTGTGCGGATTGTGGGGTGACGGCGACATTGCGCTAGACGATGGAGACTATGCCGTGAGTGCGTCTGTCGACGAGGTGAGCGGCCTCCCGATTAACGAGGATGTCTTGTCCGGCTTCGGGTTCTTCCGCAGCCGCAGGGACAAGGATGTGTGGGTGCTGCAGGTTGGTGATTTCAAGCTGACATGCTCACTCAGGTGGAAGTATGGTGTACAGGAGTGCAGACGATGCTCGTTCGTAGGGCGTGCTTCTAACTGGAACGAGGATATCAGGTATGTCCATGAGCTTCAGCGCTGGTGGACCGACAAGGTGACGATCCCCTATGGTGTCGTTCTTGAACTTAAAATGAAGAAAGGCCATGATGGAACAGGACAATAGCATTAAGCTGCTCATCAAGGAGCTGTGGAACATACTGGTAGCTGACGGCGGGGAGAATATCCGTGAGATGCTTGCCATGAAGAAGCGAGAGGACAGGCGCGGCCGTATCAAGCGTCTGCTCTGCCGTGCGATAGACAAGAGTTCTCTCGGTGTGTTCGGCATGAGGATGTACCATTTCGGCGGTCAGGTTTACGTCCCCATCGATGTGCGCGCCTTCCATAAGGTGCTCTACGACATCATGGCCAACAGGATGGAGGTGATGGATGCAGACTTGGTCAAACTCAGCGACATCTACTGCGACTGCGTCAACTCGGTGTACTCGAAGAGCCTCCCCGTGAGCAACAACATCATGATATTCCGCAACGGCGTGCTTGACGTGGAGAACAATACGTTCGCCAAGAAGTTCGACAAGAAGTACGTTCAGATGTGGTCTGTGGACTACGACTACGAACCTGGTATGAAGACATTCCTCTGGCATCAGTTCATCAACCAGGTGCTCCCTGAGAAGTGCTGGCAGGAGGCTCTCCAGATGTTCCTGGGCGCCACGTTCATAGACCGCAGCAAGGTGAAGATAGAGAACATCTTGATCCTGCTCGGCAAGGGCAGCAACGGCAAGAGCGTGATACAGAACGTGGTCTGCGGGGTGTTAGGCACGGAGTATGTAGGCCAGTTCGAGATCGGCCGTCTCTGCGCCAGCGGCAACGAGGGTGACATGTCCGTCGCTGAGATCAACGGCAAGCGCCTGAACTACTGCACGGAGATGGAGGAGAGCGACTTCTACAAGAAGAGCGCACGCCTGAAGGCCCTCGTCAGCGGCGAGAACGTCACGGCGCGCCATCTCTTCGGCAGTCCGTTCAAGGCCACGAACATCCCTCTTCTGATGGCCAATGCCAACAGGCTCCCCGCCTTCAATAAGCGTGACGCTGCGATGCTCAGACGTCTGTATGTCATACCGTTTGAGGTCACCATCCCTGAGGAGAAACAGAACAAGACCCTCGGCGAGGAGCTCAAGGCGGAGTACTCCGGCATCCTTAACTGGATACTTGAGGGTCGCGAGCTGTTCATCAAGAATGGCTACCGCCTTCCTTCCGACTTCTCGCTTGACAAGTTCCTCGATTCGGACGCTATGGAGTTCAACAGCGTGATGAAGTTCATGAGCACACGCGGCTGGCACAACAAGATAGAGGGCGTGAATGTGGAGCCTTTCACCTGGATACGCCTTGCAGACATGTATGCCGCCTATACGAGGTGGTGTACGCTCAACCATCTTGAGGCCGTCGGCAAGACCATCTTTAGCCATACCATCAGCAACGACCTCGGCTACAGGAAGGAGCGCAAGAACAACGGGTACTGCGTCGCCGTCTACGGCAAGGACATTGAGGCCATTGAGCGTCAGGTAAGACGTGACTATGGTGTGAGGAAGAAGGCAGACCTTTTGTGGTACGACGGTGTCGGCTATGCCACTACGATGGTCATGCTTGCCAAGTTCGCAGGAGTATCGAAGCATGTCGTTGCGAGGCTGAACAACGAAGGGAAGTTTGATGACTGCAAGAAGGCTCTCAAGAATAAGGACGTGTACGACGTGAAGGCCTGTATCGCCGTGATGAAGAGGATTCACGTCATAGCCACCGACAACGAGAGGGATGCCCTGTACCGTATCGCGCAGGATCTGAGATACCGCCGCACGCTGTTCAACATACGCATGCAGAACAGGGGATGGCCATACCGCATGTATGACAACGACAAGCCTCAGCTGGAGGAGGGCATCATCGTCGTTTCCGACTACACCACCGACGAGGAGGTCATCAGGATGGCCGAAGCCGCCGGGTTCAACATGGGATGCCTCCGTGGCGCATACGGTGCATACAGCCAGGGAGGGAAGGGAACCCAGAAGAAACGTGAGGATATCCCGACGGACAAGGAGACGAAGAAGCTGATCGGGCGTACTATACCAAAGAAATGAAAATAATTCAATAAAGTGAAATATGAGCAAGAAAAATGAAAACAAGTGGACGCAGGTAGGCAATTTCCTGCTTGGCGTGGAGAAGTCGTCAGTCGGAAACCGATTTGTCGCGAGGACGGTGTCAGGAGACTGGCGCATCGCATGGCTTGAGGGCACGATGATGTATGCCATGATGCTGTCGTTCATCAGTGACGAGAAGTGTCACAAATACCTCGACGCCCTATTGGTGCTCCAGTATGCGGCAACGAACTACCCTCATGACCTTGTCGCCATCGCAGAGATGCAGAAGACTCCGTTCATGGACGGCTTCACAAGGCTTATCAGGGAGCAGACGGACTACGAAGTGAGCGTGAAGGGCAACGGCACGGACGAGGAGAACGAGGCTGCGCTCCGTGACATCGGCGAGATGCAGGAGATAGAGAACGAACTGGAGAAACTTGACGAGGTGGAAGGCAATGGCTAGCATATTCTATACAGACGATGAACTTGAGGCTGCGAAGGAATACCTGCGTGACCGCCTGAGGAACGAGCGCTCGATGACATCCGACTTGGAGAACCTGCTGACGGTCTATGCAGGACACCTCCTTTCCGCACTCTTCGACAACATGAGCGAGGACGCTATTGAGCGCATCATCCAGGAACTCATAGACCTGCTTATCGCAGACTGCGAGACCCTTGCCGTTGACGAGCATGACCGCAAGGACACGATCCTGCTGTGGCTGCACCGTGATGTCGGCGGAGATACCATTGACGGCAGGGTAGACAGGCGTGTCAACACCTTCTTCAACGAGGTGTATGCCGTGTATCTGGCAGGGAGGCTGATGAACCTGAACAAGGTGACGATGCTATCATCCATCAAGGCGAACCTGAAGAAGCCGTGGGACAATGAGATACTTGTCGCTGCGAGGGAGAAGGTGAGGCGTGGCGAGATAGAGGCGTCGTACGGCTTCGATGAGCCTCATTTCGGAAAGGGCGTGGAGATATCGTCCTTCGGAGCACTCGACACCATACTGACCACGGGCATTGCCGATGCATGGATGTACTGGGGCTATGAGGATGCGCTTGCAAGAGGCGCGAAGGGGTATTTCGTCGAGCGCGGGAGCAGTTATCCGTGTGCGGAGTGCGACTCACACTGCGGCGTGTTCCACTACATCACCGATGAGGACAACCGTCCTCAGTTCCATTCGCACTGCTGCTGCTATATCGTCTACAGTTATACGGAACGGTTATAATAATATAATGTATATATGGTAAAGAAGACAAAGGTTATCAAGGAAGCGACACATGAGGACGAGCAGGCTCTTGTGTCGGTAGTGAAGAACGAGGCCGACGTGGTGGAACTGAGAGGCCGCAGGATCAGGGTCAGATGGCTGCACCCAGCCGTCGGTGACTGGATATCGGCACTGATGTCGAAGGATGGCGACGATGCGAAGATACTCTCGAAGGCCGCTGCGCTGATACGTCTGAACGGGTTCTGGAAATGCCACCTTCTCTATTGGCTTGTTTGGCGGTGGTACTACTACGTCAGGCAGTACAATGCCTCTGAACTGACTCCGCTGTTCGAGACGGCTCAAAAAAAAACGGCGCAGGTGGAGGCTCCGGCGTACTTGAACGCTACAATATTACTGACCGCATTGAGCACGACAAGAAAGCAGATGACAAAAGAGGAAGCAAGGCGTACCCTTCAAGAACTTCGTTCGGCCAGCGATGGGAAATCGCCGAGAAGCACGGAATAGACACCGGCCCCCTGAAAATCCTCGGCATCCCCGTCAGCGGCATGATGTACTACGTGAACTGGGTGCTGACGACCGCACAGCTCGAACTCCTAGCGGCAGATGTCAGCGTCGTGGACTATGACTACGGCGACAAGAAGAAGCACGGCAAGGGTGAGTTTGACGACACACCGGCCAGCGAAGAGAATGTAAGGAAAGCCAACAGGGAATGGATTGAGAAATACGGTGACGGCGAAGACGCAGGCAAGGGGATATCAATCGGTGATGTCCTCGGAGGCGGATCGCTTAACATGGGTGCAGGAATAAAAGTAAATGACTAGTTATATGACAGACAAGGAATTGAACATCAGGTTGCGTGAGATGGCCCGCAAGTCTGGGCTGTGCGACAAATGGTATGAGGAGTGGAAGGACGACGACAGCATCGACGTATGTCTTGACAGGGCAATACGCGGCTTCGACTTCTGCGTGAAATGCGACTATCCCCCACTCGACTTCATCAGGGAGAACTTTAGGATGGAAGACCTTCACAGGCACAACATCTATCTTGATGAAAAGGTTGAGATAAGAGGTGCGAAAAGCGGATACTACGTATTCCTGGGAGACTGCACCGGCTCCATCGAGGCGCACGGATTCAGCGTCGTGTCGTGCTACCTGAGGCATGACAGTATGATCGACGTCACATCGATTGGATCCGCAAGTGTATTCGTCACCTACTACGACCGTTCCGGCGGAAGCGTATACAGGGACGAATATGGCAGGATAAGGAAGTACGACAGAAGGAAGAAGGAGGGTTGACAGCCCTCCTTCACTTATGCACTTGCTGCAGCTGCACTTTTCAGTTGGTAGAGCCTGTCTGCCTGCTGTTGCTGCTTTGCCTCCGCCGTCACCCTCTTGAACTCTCCGTTCTTTGAGTACGGGTTATGCTCCGTTGCCGACTCCGCCGACAGGATTCCCGCATTCTTGGATGCCACTAGGTCTGCGATGAGCGACGAGTTGTTCTCGTGGACGAACGGCATGACGTATCCGAACAGCCTGTCGTTGAGGTCGAGGAACTCCGTTATCGCGCCCTGCTCGATGCCATAGCCCTCACAGAACAGCGACTGCATGTCAGTAATCGTGCGCTGGTATTCCTTTGCGTCCAGTTCTGCCTTGTCGAGCGACGGGGCATAGTACAGTTTCATCGTTCCCGTCGGTGTGTCGCCCGACTTCAGTTCCGGGTGCTTTACGATGAACGCTCCCTGGAAAATCTCGGTGAGCAGGTAGTCGATGTACTGCGTGTAGTTCTCCGACAGCCCCTGCGGCTGGATGATGGAGACATCGTCGTCCTTCCCCATCGTGAATGCGCGTATGCGTCCGAGCGGGTCGCCCTGTATGTCAATGTCGTCACCCTTCAGTTTGTATGATGGAAGTGCGGCGCCCGCATTGTTCTTGGCGAAGTACGACAGCGCCACCTCATAGTCGTCGATGAGGCACTGCACGTTGTTCCAGCACGGTCCGTTGTCCTTGTCCCTGAGATAGACGACCGGGCATCTGGTGAACCCGTGCCTCTGTCGCAGCACCACCTCATATCCGTCCATGCCGAAATAATCCTTCAGCGCTCCGACTGCACCTGCGACGCCCGTCTTTGCCTGACGGTATCGTGTAAGGTACTCATCGTCCCATACCTCAACCCATGAGACTGTTTCATTTCCCTCCTCGTCGTATGAGGAGAACTTTCTGGCGAACCTGCCCATCTTCCCCGTTATCGGGTCATAGTGCGGGAAGAGCGTGTCTCCGTTGAGGAACGACAGCACCTTCGTGCCCAGCGTCCCTTCATTGAGATAGAATACCACCGCCCCGTCGGCGGTCACCTTGACGGATTTGGCGAGGTCGTAGAAGTCTATCTCCATGTTCTTCCTGAGCCATCCCTTCTGGTACTGCTTGTACAGCGCCTCATGGCCTTCCGTGATGTCCTCGTCCGTCAGTTCCCAGTGGATGTCGTTGCAGCACAGGTGTACGAGTTGCTGTGCCGTGATGACGCCCTGCAATGTGGATCCTATGCGGAACGTCTCCTCGCGGTGGAACTTGATCTCTTCGTTTCCGTCCTCGTCCACCTCTGTCGAATAGTTATAGAACTCAGGGAAGTAGAAGTCCGACATCACCCTGTGCGAGAATGGGTAGAACTCCTCAACGTAGTCGGCCTGAGTCATGATGCTGCCGGTCATCTTCCGCTCCGTGTACATCATCTTGTCGACATACATCGGCTTGTTGTACTTCTGCGACTCTCTTCCTCCATTGGTGAGTCGGTAGAACGGCTGCTTTGTTAAAAGGTCTCTTACTGCCATATTTCTGGAGTTTAAAGAGGTAGGCTGCAAGTAGGTTTTTCCTACCATCTCCTTCCTCCGAAGTTTAACTTATCTGAATATCTTAATTTTCTCTTCACGTTTTCGGGCATCCCTCCGAGGAGTCCGCTGTTGTGCGGCTTGTGATGCACGCGCTTGATGTTGAATATCTCGCGTATGGCCGCACCCTCGATGAAGTCAGGCGACCGGTGTATGATGCGTTTCATCACCCTCACCTTGTCGACCACCCTCGTCGGGTCGTCCTCACGGAACCTGATGCATTTGCGCTCCTCGTTCATCAGTTCGCGGAACGTCCTGTTCTTATATCCCTTGCCGGAGAACCTCCTGTCGAGCAGGTCTGGGTCTATGGAGTATGTGCCGTCCTTGATGTGGTCTGCGAAGTACTGGAACGTCTGCGCCTTCATGTTGAAGAACATTCCCTTGAAGTCCTCCTTTACACCCTCCCTCGGATCAAACGGGAGCGCTTTCGGGAAGAACCCCTTGAACACCTGACCGACGCCCGGAAGGTCATAGGCAAAGTTCTCCTCGCGCACCCTCCATCTCTCCAGGAGCGCCTTCGCAAACTCGACGGTATGCTTTGCGTCCTTCTGGCAAGTTGCTATGTCAGCCATGTGGTTCCCTATCCAGAGGTAGAAGACACACATGTCGCCTCCGTCGAATGCAGCGTCGCACGTCACCCTCCTGATGCCGTCTCCGAGTTGCTCCGCATTGCCGTAGAAACGCTCCATATGCTCCATCTTGATGATGTCAGACCCTGCCGCCTTGTACTTCCAGTTACCCTCAAGGAACCTTGCACGCGTCTCCTCGTCCTGGTTGAAGAGGTTGGCGAGATAGGAAGGGTCTGAGCCGAGCAGCGCCTTGTTGTCGGTGAGTTTCGCAGGCACGAATGCCACCGACTTGATGAACAGATCCTGCGGTGTGCCGAACTCCTCATATTCCTCCCTCCATGAAGACATGATGGCATCGCGGCACTTCTCGAATACCTCCTCGCGGGTATCTCCCCACACGACCTCCGTCACGTCGTCGCCCATCATGGTGCAGTACCGCACCTTTCCAGACCTCTCAGGTATAGGCAGTCCTGTCTCCTGGTCAATCCACCACTCGATGAACCTTGCCACCCAAGAGTCGGGATCGGGGTTGCAGGAGCCGACGATTCTGTTTCTTATGCCGTATGCGTTACGGTTGGACATCGTGAGCACCTTGAACTTCTGGTATGACATCTGCGTCACCTCGTCGATGCCGATGTACGGATACTGCTTACCCTGATATCGGTCGTGGAAGGACGAGAACTCCATGTTGTGGTATGTGAACGTGAGCCATCCACCGGCCCTGAAGTTCCATGTGAGGTCGTTCTTTGACTTGTTGAACAGGCCGTACGCATCATACAGTTCGTATGAGGTGTCGATGATATCCGAGAGGTCGTCCAGTTCCTTACGGAAGATGATCGAGCGGAAGTTCGGGTTCGTGATGTCGTAGAGCGCCTGCATGAGCAGTATGTACGACTTTCCTCCTCCACGCGAGCCTCCCACGATGGAAATGTCTGCCACTGATGACAGCATATCGTCCTGTCCTCCCGGCTGGAAGTACGTCATGTTCTTCGGCTTGGTGGAGCGTATGGCATCCCACTCATCGTCAGTGATGACGGTGAGCGACCGTGCCAGTTCCCTGAACCTCTCAGCCAGCAGCGGTTCTACAGGCCTCGGTATGTACTTGACAGGCTGATATGTCTGCATCTGAACCTTATTTGCGGGCAAAAATAAGTAAAAAGTGCATATTTTTATAATTTTAGACGAAAATTTAATCCAAAAAATTTGCGAATATGCAATAAATATCTATTTTTGGAGCGTGAAATCATCAAATTGGCGTATTTGGCATGACACACGAAGGCAGAAAGACTGCTTTTCAGGATAATTTCTACTAGTGTAGATAGGATAACATTTAATCGCAATTTTATGGAAATCGAAAAAATCGTTTCTACTGTGCAGGAGAAGGTCGGAAACACCGATTTTTCAGCGCAAACCATTCAGAAGTACGTAGAACTGAACCCTGTTGCCGAGGGGCAGGAGCCTGACGAGGCATACTTCACCAAGGCGAAGGACTTTCTGACAGCCATGCAGGGACAGTACAACCACGACTTCTCGACAAAGTTCAACGAGGCAAAGAAAAACTTGCTTTCGGAGGACACGTTCAAGAACTTATCGGCAGAACAGTTAGCCGAAGTCAAGAAACTGCTGGAGGGTCTGAAGCCCAGCCCGCAGCCTCAGCCTCAGGAGAGTGAGGTGGTCAAATCCCTAAGGGAGCAGATCAAGGCACTCAGCGACAGGCTCGACAACGACGACAAGGCGAAGCAGCAGGCCGAACTCCTCTCAAAGGTGAAAGCCGTCATGAGGGAGAATAAGGCCATTGACGAGTATGTTCTTGAAAACACACTCAGAGGCGTGGAACTTGATGCCACAAAGAGCGTTGAAGACCTGGCCAAAGAGTGCCTGGCGAAGTACGATTCCGAATACCTGAGATGCCGCGGTGCAGGCGCTCCTCCGAGAACTGGAGGCGTAGGCGGCACGGACGGTGACTCTGAACTGAAGAAGCGTTTCAAGAAGAAGTTCGAGAAAGAGGGTATCGGCAAGAAGGACTGAGCCGCAAGTGATAGGAATAATTGTCTAACAAAAAAAAGGAAACGAAAGATGAAGAATCAGGTTTTTCAGACGGGCAATACCTATGACGTACAGAGTTTTTCTGTAGGTCATGCACGTAAGGTATGGCGCAGAATTGAGGAGCAACTTCCCGGCGGTCACAGAATCAAGAACGTGGCCGACTTTGTTTCTGCTGGTCTTATCCGTTCAGGATTGCCAGTAGTGAAGGACGATGCTCTTGGTGCAGACGAGAAGGACATCAAGGTCCTGACTTGGGCACAGGTAAAGGCTGCCATTTCGGGTGACACACCCGCTGGCATCGACTCTCTCGGTATCATCGGCTTCTTGCAGGAGGATGCTCCTGTACTGAGCGCACAGACCATCGCCACCGGCACGGTTATTGTGAAGGGTGAGATTTACGACTACATGCTTGGTGACAATCTTGAGGACGCTGCCCTCATTGCTGCTGCCATTAAGGGCATGAGTCAGAAGAACGGTATGGCTATCCGCGTGGTAGAGTAACCGAAGTGTTTAACGAAAAGAAAGGAACAAGGATATGAGAACTATTCCAGTTACTTTGCGCGACATGATCTCTCTCGGCATGTACGGCGAGACATGGCAGAGTTTCGTAGACAACTACGAGGAGAAATTCAATGCCATCAACATTGACGGCTTCGACTTTGATCCCGTGACCATCGGTTACACATTCGCGCAGATGCTTTCAAAGGTGGGCGCACAGGTGCTTCCTACCTATGTAGATCCTGAGAGCGAGGGTTACGAGAAGCCTCTCGGCCAACTCGAAGGCAATACGGGCAACATCCCCACGCAGAAGTTGTACTATTCCGTGAACCGCGTCATCCTCCGCGAGAAGATGCAGTTGGTTCAGAAGTACGGCAACGCCGTCATGGACGACGAGATGCGTGACGTGATGTTCGGCCTTCTTGACGAGGGAACGGACGGACTGATCCAGTCGTTCGTCAACGCCCTGAACCACCAGCGTCATCAGGTGGTCTCGAAGGGTGAGTTCACCATCGACGCAGTCAACAACCCGCGCGGTCTGAAGGGCATCACCATCGGCTTCAACATGCCGGGTGCCAACAAGGACGTGTTGACGGGAGAGAACCGCTGGTGGAAGTCCGACGAGCACACAACGGCCAACGAGGGTAAGAACTCCGACCCGCTGATGTACCTGAAGAACCGCCGCAAGGCCATCCGCCGCACACTGACCGGCTACAGCCGCTACGAAGGCCCGCTCGGCATGGAGATCTCGCGCGACCTGTGGGATGACATGCTCCAGCACTCGAAGGTGCTCTTCCGTCTGGCTGCCAACATGTACCCGACCATCAGCGACGACACCGTACGCCTGACCTTCCTTGAGAACAACGCAAGCGAAGACCGCTTCAAGGAGATCATCCGCAAGTTCATCGGCGTTGAGTACATCAAGGTTCAGGAGACCTACTCGTTCGTGAGCAAGAAGGGCCAGAACGCTGCCGGTGAGAACGACCTCATCGAGGAGCGCATCGACAACTTCGACCCGAAGAACGTGTCGTTCGTTCCCGCCATCGGCCGTCTCGGCGGCATCCAGGGCGTCACTCCGCTCTCCATGGGCTATGACTCCGACAAGGTGGCCTACGCACTCGGCAACCGTCTGCTGATTGAGCAGGAGGACATCCCCCGCACTCACAGCATCAACGTGAACGGTGAGATGGCACAACTCTGTGTGCCTGAGGCAATCCTGCACATGTACATCAGTACTGTTACGGCGTAAACACTCAAAGTGAACGGAATCCGTATGGCACAAGTCACTACGATAAGCGAATACCTGAAGGGCGTCAGCCAGTTACTCACTGATGACGGCCTCAGGTATGTGCTTTCCAAGCGGAGGCTGACCGGAGACGAACTGCTTCCACAGTACGAAGGCAAACCGGAGGCCGAGGGACATGACGTGCTTACTGAGCGCGAGATGGACTTGGCTGAAGGGGTGTCGTATTACTGGTTGAGCAACCTCCCTGTCGGCGGTGCGACGGAGAAGGTGTCCGACGGTGGGTGGTCTCACAGCGAGGGCGGCTGGACGGTATCCAAGGCAAACATCGATGAATGGATGCGCAAGTACCGCTCACTGTACCAGAAGTGGGACGAGGAACTGCTGGACAGGTCACGGATAAGGATTATTAATTTCTAGGCAAATATGGGCAGGCTCGGCAAACAGTTCCCAAGGTTCCCCCACAGATGCACGATCTATTCCATCGGCGAACCCACTCCATTCAGCGAGGGTGAGAAGGTCATTCACTGGGAAGGCATCTGCAGGAAGGAGAGTAACACCTCCGTCAGAACCTTTAGGAGCACGGATAGCGTCCTCAAGTCAGACTACCGTGTTCAACTTGGCTGTAAGGTCGGAGACCTGGAAGCGGCAAGCGACTACTCACGCTTCAGCGACGAGGTAGGAGCCATTGTTGGCGGTATACGCGCCGGCATGTTCATAGACGTCGAGGACTTAAGCGGAAACTTCGAAGGCCTGACTATCAGCGACGCCTACGCAGGCAACCTAGGCACGACAATCTACTGTGACAATCCAAAGAACTGATGCGTCATGAACAGGTATAAGAGGATAGAAGTACTGCAGGAACTCTGCGAAAAGGCAGGCGCGGTGTGCGGCAACGTGTACACCAACACCCGCCCCACCGCAGTAGAGAAGATGGACGAGTTCATTGTCGTCCGTCTGCCTCAAGGCATCGACCCTTATGCCGACACGCATAACACAGCCTTTGTCCAGATGAACTGTTTCGCCCGCGACCGCCAAGGCGGCATTACCAACGAGAATGTCCTCGAAAGACTTGTCGACGGCGTTGTCAACCTCCTGCCTTTCAACGACAGCCTGATGTCGTGCAACGACGCACCGCTTGTCATGGGCACAGTCTCTGACGGTATGGGATTTCATTCAACTATCATTCAATTCAGAATTGTCATTAAAGTCTGATGACGATGGCAAAGTTAAGGAAAACATTAAAAACAACAACAGTTATGGCAAATATCGTTTCTACAAACAAAGAGACCTTGAAGACTATTTTCGACAAGGTTCATCGCGTGTACTATTTCGCTAACAACAAGTCAGAACAGGGTGCAGTATTGCCTCTCGGAAGCCTGACCGGCGGTGTTGAGTTCCCAGTATTGGAAGACGGTGTGTCTTTTGACACCGGCGAACCCGACAAGAACGAGGTGAAACTGACCGACGGCACGACCTGGACATCCAAGGTAAGCCAGGGTGAGAGCGACATCTCCTTCCAGGTGTCGTCTGTTCATGCCACCATCAACGACATCCTGATGGAGAAGAAGACGGCAGCCGTCATCTCCACAGGTGTTCAGATCGGTGACTACGACTACACCGGTCAGGGTTATTCCCTTGCCCCGAAGAAGATCGGCGGTGCGCTGGTCATGGTGTCTAGCGACGGCCTGTCTGGCGTGTACCTTCCCGACGTGGAGATGTTCGCATCGTTCAACGGCGAGGGCGGTGATGACTCTACCGGCTTCTACAACGTCAGCGTCACTCCTCTTACCGACGCCAACGGTGCAGGCTTCTACATCCTCAGCGGCACTGCTCACAGCGCATAACATTCATACGCTAAATACAGTCGGGGGTGGTGGTACGGATAATGCTGCCACCCCTTTAAAATTATAACAAGCAAGCATATGGACGACATACACAAGCTTCTATTCCAGAAAGGTGAAAGCGCGGTCGTTGACTCTTACACGCAATGGGGTCTGGTCTGCATCAATGTTCCGTTCAAGGCAGGCGGCAAGACTAAGAAACTGCCGAACCGCGAATGGTTTGACGAGCACGGTGACGACACTTACATCCCTGACGCCCTTATGATGGAGGGCTACGACGCGGAGTTTGAGATGGCCTACAAGGGTGAGGAACTGGCCACCAACCCTTTTGACCTTGACCTTGCATTCCAGAATATCAACGCCTTCAAGAAATGGCTGTCAGGGAACAATACTGATAGCGGCAGCGGTGCTGAACTCAAGATTTACTCTCCATACTCCACTATCGGCAGGCAGGGATGCTATCTTCTGGAGATATCCGACGAAGATCCGCACGTACAGACAAAGAATGTCGGCTCGAACTTGTATCATGAGAATGTCGTGACCTTTAAGGTAAAGTTCCGCGTCACAGACCCTGCCACAGAAATAACGCTTACGGTATGAGAAATGACAATGTCAAGGTTCTTGAGAACGGCTTTGCGAAGGGCTTCCGCATGATAGAGGACACTCTCTACAACAGCCTCGTATCCGCAGCAGACCGCCTTCTTGTCCGTGTCTCGACCAACAGGCAGTTCGTAGGATTCACCGGCAACACGCAGACGTCGTACATGGCAGGTATCTACTACGACGGAAGGCTCAGAGACGTTGTCTATCAGCGCAACTGGAAAGAGCCGACGAGGCGGATGAAAGTGCGCAAGGGGAGGGTTGTGTACCTTAGCAATCCTTATGAGGGCCAGCCCCGTGCCGTCCAAGGCATGGTTGACATCGGAGAGAACCACGGCGTTCAGACTTCAATCAAGTTCCTTGAGGGTTACCGTGCGCCCAGGCGAAGCATCTGCCTTGTGCTGACGACCGGTACTGAATACTCGGAATACATTGAGCAGGTTCGCCACTTCGATGTACTGACAAATACATGGAAGGATGCAGAAGGAATAATCAACCAGAACTGGAGAAAGATATAATCCTGATCACCATGGGGGAGGTGAAAAATATCCCCCGACATTTAATAAAGACTCTCACATACATTATTAAAGTGCGCCCATGCGGTTGCCCGTCGGGGGATGATATGCCCTCTCTTGCAACTGCATGGGTCTTTCTGTTTCCTTAATGTATGTGAGATGGGTGCAAAGGTAGTAATTTAAAATTAAAAAACGATGAAAGTATTTGAGATTTTATCTTTGAACCGTGAATTTCTTGACAGACTGAACAGTTTTGGCATCAATCCTGACGACTACAAGTGGACTGAACTGTATCTTGATTTCAAAAAGATGAAGGAAAACGGTGACAAGACCGTCTATGCCGTCGCTGTATTGGCTGAGAGATACAATATATGTGAGCGTAAGGTATACAAGATCATCCGAGAGATGGAAACCGACTGCCAGATTGGTGCATTGGTATAGTCCTCAAAAACTTTGAGTCTCCTTATAATTTCTCTATCTTTGCCCTGTCAATCGCGATGACAAGGTAAACATAAGTATTAACATCACAAAAACTAAACTATGGCAGAAATTTATTCAATTCCAGATTCAGGCAGCACAAGTCTTCCTTACAGTATCCCTGTAGGTTTCGGAGGCTTCGGCGGCAACGGATTCTTCGGTAACGGCAGCGGTTTCAACAGCATTGCCGACCTGTTTGGTCTTGCAATCATCGCAAGCATGTTCGGATGGGGCAACGGAAATGGTTTCGGTGGATGGGGCGGCAACGGTAACGGCGCTGCAGGCTTCCTCTCGAACCAGATCAACAATGATGCCGGTCGCGAACTGATCATGCAGGCAGTAACAAACCAAGGCGAGGCAAGCCGCACGGCCATCCAGACTCTCAGTACCATGCTCGGCCAAGACTTCAACCTGGTTAACCAAGGCGTACAGACCGTGCAGAACGCTCTCAGCAACCTTGCCTTGCAACAGGCAGTAAGCGTTCCTCAGATCATCAACTCGATCCAGTCGGGCGACGCAAGCATCATCAGCACCTTCCAGAAGTGCTGCTGCGACCAGCAACTTGCCACCTGTCAGCAGACCAACACCCTTCAGAACGCCATCAACGGCGTAGGCACCCAGGTGCAGGCCAAGGCAGCCGCCGACCAGTTGGCCATGTGTCAGCAGACATACGCTCTGACGGACAACATGAACCGCAACTATCTTGCTCTTGATAACAAGATAGACGCTATGGAGTCGAGTCGCAAAGACCGTGAGATTGCTGCCAAGGATGCGGAAATCGCAACCTTGAAGTCACAGAATTTCACGGCTGGTCTGATGGCACAGAGCCTCGCACCTGTCAACGCCGCACTGGCATCGTTGAACAAGGAGGTCGATGACATCAAGTGTAAACTCCCCAATACCATCAACGTGGAATATCCGCAGGTGTCCGTAGTCAATACCACTCCCTACATGGGCGGTTTCTACGGTAACGGGTTCAACGGCTGGGGCGGTAATGTCGTATTCTGATTAAAGTATCATGGAGGATATGGATATGGGATGCTTTAATAGTATAACGACCAATGCAGGAGGGGTTCCCTACCTGACATCGGCGAACGTCACCGTGTCGGACACGGCCGTTGACATCGCCCTTGGATGGATGCGTAGGCCGATCCCTCCTGTCGGGTACATGACAATCAGGATTGCCAATGAGATTCCAACCGGGACGACGGCTACGCTGCCGGTTACCATCACGTTAAACGGCATAACACGTCCGCTGACACTGTTCGATGGGACGGCTGTTACCGTAGCGGAGGTCATAGGCGGCACGGGCGTCATAACCGTGTTCAACGATAGGTTCAACGGGATTCTCCAACTGATGTCGCGTACAACCGTGTGAACAGTAGAAAAGAGTAGTAACACAAAAAGTAGTAACAAATGGATTTCAAGAGTCTTGGAACAGGACAGACCATCTACGTCCTACAGAAAAGTGAAAAGTCAAGGCCCGTCCTTCAGGTCGGCGTTGTCAAGTCTAAGAGCGAGCCTAAGTCGCCTTATCAGACGAATCAGCCGCTTCTTAACGGCCTTGCCGCAATGAACGGGCAGAATGCCGTAGTCGACATTGTCGCATCCATCAACGGAGCGGACGTCCCGTTCAGCAATCTTCCGGCAAACGGCGAGACAACCTCATACAACGGCGGAAACACGTTTGTCAGTTGTAACCAGCAGGCGACGATACAGGCCGTCGATGCCATGATGCAAGTGTCACGTCAGGAACTTGAACGTGAGTCGTACAACAAAGCCGTCCTTGACGAGGGCGAGAAGATGCTGGAGACGCTCAATCCACGCTATGCCGAGGAGAAGAAGCGTGACCGCACTATCAAGTCCCTCGAGGAGAGGCAGGCCGCTACCGACAACAAACTTGACAAGATCCTGTCAAGGCTGGACGAGTTCTTTGCCCCTTCCAAGAAATAGAATCCTCAAAACGATGACGATTATGGGAAGACATTTTATCATTGTAGACGACAAGCACAAGGATGACGGCTACCGTCGTGAGGAGATGTACCGTCGCATGGGTGGCTACCGTATGCATGACGGCATTCGTATGGGCGAATACCGCGACAACGAGTATGACGAGGGTTATCGTACCGGCTACGAGCATGGTTTCAAAGACCATGAGCAGGACGAGAACTGGCGCCGTATGCGTGACTCTCGCGGACGGTTCATGTAATTTTATGGGTGGGGTGATTATTATTCACCCCATCCTTTCCAGTATTTAAAGAATTAGAATAAAATTGAAAGGATTATGAAACAGTATATATCAGAAGACAGGGCTATGTATGAGGACATGTACAAGGGTCAGTTCAGCAGGAAACTTGCCCAGTGGGCTATCTCCAAGATGGAGACGGAAGACCCGACAACTGGTGTGATGAAGAAGATTACGCCACGCTCCGCAGATGATGTTGCACAGATACTGTCCGCACAGAAGATAGACCTGCCCGACAGTATGTTCTATACGGCGTGGTACCTGTTTAACATGGCGATCGCCGACTACAAGAAGACCTGCAAGACAGACGAGCAGCGTGCCACGTTCGTGGAGGAGACGCTTCTCGACCCTGATGGATGTCCTGAGAATGTCCTCGACTGCTTTGTGACAAAGATGTGTAATGCCGACGTCCCCATCTTCTGGGAACGCTTTATCTGATACGGCTATGGTACAGACAGGATTCTGGCTCGGCGACAGGGACTGGTGGGTGATGGCCTCCTTTGACGTGTCCACGACGGAGGACTTGCGTGACGTCTACGAGTCCCTGCTTTCCGTGGGCTGCCCGGACCACAAGGCACGTAAGGTGTGCATGACGCTCTCGCAGCCAAACAGTGGCTATACGCTCACTGACTACGACGGCAGATATTCGCTTGTGTTCATCGGCAGGGCGACCTCCCCTGAGCAGATGTATGACTCCATCGACCATGAGAAGAAACATGTCGTGGAGCACATCAGCAGTTACTACGGCATTGACCCGAAGAGCGAGGAGGCGGCCTATCTGGCGGGTGAACTTGGCCGTCTCATCTTTCCTGCAGCGGCTTATGTCATCTGCCCTAAATGCCACCGTCATGATTACGCGCCTTCATCCTATAAGTAACGGCGTTAACGTGCTTGACATCAGTGGCGTCACGCTTCTGTCTCTTGACGAGGTGGACGCATGGCTGTTTGCCATAGACATGCTCCCCAAAGAGCGTGCTGAAGCCTGCAGGCAGATTGTATCAGAAGGCAGTTTTAAGGTGTGCAACATCGAGCACAGAGTCGAGATGAGATGTACGGTCTGACAGTGTCATAACGTTAAAAAAAAGCAATTTGCTTAAACTATGCAAATAAAATGCATAGTAAGACATTCGTTTGCATTATTTTTGGTATATTTGCAGCATTAACTAATATGTTTGCATATGAATAATTTTATAGTCAGCGTCATTAAGATTATGAGCCTGCTCACCTTTATTATCGGTGTACTCATGATTATTGCCTGCTTTTCCAAGGAAGATGCCGGTTTTTTTGTTGACGGTATAGGCCTTATTATTGCCAGTGTGTTCCTGGCAGGTTTTTCTAACATAGTAGATGCCGCATGCCGCTATATCGACAAATGCGATGCAGATGACGATAAAAACTCTGCAGATGATGAAGAAGCGGAGGAATAATCCACCGCTTCCTTGTTATGCCATCCTTACTTTTGTTGCTCCGATGTCTATCTTGTGCATGATGTCGTAGATTCGGTCTGCGGCGTCTGCATTGCGCAGTGTGTTGGCCGCTATCTGCTGCTGCAGTGTCACCTGCGTCTCAGCCAGTACGCTTGTGCGCTGTAGTGATGCCGCAATAGCTGGAAGGTGTACTGCCTGACTTATCCTGATGACGCTCACATCGGCACGTATTGCGTTGATGTATGACGCCAGCAGGTCTGCCGTCTGCTCTGTCACGCCTTTGATGCCGGATGCCGCAGATGATGATGACGAAGAACCCTTCATGTCTGCCCCGTACTGTTCAGAGATTGTGTTAAGCCCGTCCATGAAGGTGTTGACCTGCCCCTGCAGCGTCTCGCCAGCCTCATACATCCTTCCGAGGATTTCCATGCCCTGCTTTGTCAGGATGCCGTCGTCCTTCTCGTACTGCTTGAGAAACTCGTCCATGACAGGTTCGATGGCCTTGGAGACGAACCTTTCCGTGATCATCTTCACTCCGAGTCCCTGCAGTATCTCACTGACCTTCTTCTTGTATGCCTCCGCTCCGCTCTCCCCGTCAGCCCATGCACTCACAAGCGCATCGCCAAGTTCGGATGCCCATGATTTGAAATCAATATCATACAGCGTTTTGGCCATGTCTTCCGCAAAGTGAGTGACAGAATCCTGCAAGCTCTCGATTTCAGCCTTGTAGTCTGCAAGCTTCTCTGAATCAGAATTCTTCTTATCTGCTTCGGCGTTGTATTGAGCCTGCAACTCGTCTCTTTGCTTCAGAAGAAGAGCGTAACTCTGATCATAGTAGGTCCGCGACTGCTGGGCAGCCTCCATAGCGTGGAAGGTTTCGTCAGAAATGTTAGTCCTTGGCGCGAAAAGACCAAGACCCAGACGTCTGAATAGCTGAATCTTCCTCCAGTCCTCTATATCACCCGTGAAACTGTCATTGACGGCATTAGACCCAGGAAGACTATAAATACCACCGAGAGCTCTTTCAAGACTACGTTCAAGTGATTCTTTCATGCGGTTGATGGCATTTATCTGTTCTTGCGCAAGTTGTATCTGTCGCTCACGTTTTGCATCATGGCCCTTCGCAAAGCCTGTTATCCATCCCGTAAACGATCCGACGACTCCTTCAATAACGCCACCCATATTGCCGTTCTTTAAAGAGTCCCAGCCTTTCGTTGCACTCGCACTTGCCGAAGAGAATGAACTTAGGAATGTTCCCCAGTCTTGCCATGCATCGCTGTTCGTATCATGGCCGAGCGCCTCATACATCTCCCGTATCTCGTTGAAGGCACCATTTATACCCTGAACGGTATCGTTTATACCGTGTATTATGGTATCAATGACTGCAACAGCCCCGGCTGCCTTTCCTGCAGCTCCCGACATAGCCTGTCCGCTCGCCATCATTGAGTTTGCACTCTTCATGGCATTCTCCGATGCAGTCATCTGGGCATCTGCAGCCTCCATCCCTTTCACATCACCGGAAGATGATGCTTCATTGTACATCTTGACAGCTTTCTCAAAGTCCTTTTCTGCAGCCTGAAGGTCGTTTATGCCGCGATTCCATTTTGAGTCGCCCTGTTCCTTCATATTGCTGATGTATCCGTTAAGTCCGCCACCGAGCATTGCCGCAAGACCGTTTCTCTTGTTCTGCAGCTTCTCTATCTGCTCATTGATTCTGTTTATCTCGGTAAGATACTGACGTGCGCTAAGTCTGCCTGACTTGAGTTCAAGGTTAAGGTTCTTCCTGATGGCTTCTCCTATCTTCTCCGCCTCAGGTATCGTGAGCGTAAGTATTGCATTATAGAAATTCAAGTAGTCTAAAGACTCTTTCAATGCGTCACTCTTGGCCTTTTCAAGTTCTTTTCTCTTTGCATTTATCTGTGCCTCATATCCTTCGCTTACGGCCTTGTCATTTCCATTGTACTGATCTCTCTCCTTTTCAAGTTCGGAAAGTTGACGCTCGATTTCTATTACCTTTTGTGCATTCGTCAGAGATTTTGAATATGCCTCTGCTGAGTTCTCCAGGAACTTCGTGTAGTTGCCGCGTATGACATTCTGAATGGCCTTTGCCAGATCTACGAGTTCTGTCTGCACCTGTCCCTTTGCGTCGACGAGCGCCTCTCTCAGCTGCTTCTCGTTCATGCTCCAGTCAAATCCGACTGGAATGACGCCAAGCTCCGCGCCTCTCTGGTTGAACCGTTCCAGCATCTTCTTTGCCGTCTCGTCCCATATCGTTCCCTCGTTGAAGGCGAGAGCAGCAAACGACTGGTTACCTCCGGACTTTCCGAGGAGTGAGCGGTAGAGCTTCCACTGCTCCGACATCTTCTTGGTGTACTCCTGCATGGCTTCGGCATTCTCCTTCAGGGATTCCTTCTCCCGGTCGAAGACAGTGTCTGCGCTCGTCTTGTCTATATCATTCAGGAACTTCTTTCGTGCCTCCGTCGTCGCAGGAAGGGAATCCCGCAGTTTGTCAAGCACCTCCGTATAGTTGTCGACGAGTTGCAGTCCGAGGAAGTTTCCTTTATCGTCCTTCAAGTCAGGGAAGAGGTCACCGAGTTTACTGATGGCCTTCTCCTTGTCGTACATCTCGCGATACTTCTTGTATTCGGAGAGGAATGCCTTGTACTGCTGGAGTTTTGTCTTGGCTGCATCCAGTTCCGCATCCCTATTTTGTTCTTTCTTCTTTGTAGGATTGTCATTCTTGTCGGTGATGTCTGCCTTCTCATCCTCGTCAAGGAGTTTCTTCATCGTTTCGTCATCAAATACGGAAGCGCCTAAGGCAGCACCGTCTGCAAGCCCCTTCTCAAGTTCTCCAAAGCGCACATAGTCGTAGAAGAGGCGCTTGAGCCTTCTGCGAATCTCCGGTTCCTGGACACCCAACTGGTCTGCAATTCCTTCGAGCATAAGTTTAAAGTCGTCGACGTTGTTCATCGCCCACTTGTTGAGTTCCTTCTCATCCATGTTCCGCTGCTGCATGATTTTCTTCAGCATGCGAGGAATATCGTCGTTCGCAATTTCGTCCCATCTCTCAGTGACACCGTTTGACGCTTCCTTGATGCGATCTGCAAAATTTACGAACTCAACGTTGGTTGCCGTCACCTTTTCAACAATCGTCTGCCAGTATCCGCTCTCAGCAAGAAGGCGTATCTGTTCTTCGAACGGCGCCTTTGAGAGTTGTGCTGCAAACCCTTCCGATATCGTGCCAGCCTTCACCATCTCGTCGATGACGTTCTTGATAGCCTCCTTATACTCCCAAGCCGTGTCTATGACGGTTCTCAAGTCCTTGTATGCGTCGAGCGTCTGCTGCATGTTCTTGTTGATGTCGTCATTGAAGAACCATTCCATGTTCTCGCTGACATTCCAAGACGACATGTCTCCGGTGGAAGCCTTTATCATCTCCGCCACGTCATCCTGTACGTCGAGCATCTTGCGGTTCTTCTCCACGGCATTCTCGATGGCCGTTGCAAGGATGTCGTACTGCTCAGGCAGTCCGTTGGTTTTCTTCAACTGCTCGTCAATCGTCTTGGTGTATGCCTCAGAGTTTGCCAGCACCTGCTTCATCTCGTCGACGCGGTTCTTCAGTTCGACCTTGTCCGTAGGCTTGCCATCGTCATCCATCGTCTTCTGGAGTTTCTGCATGTCGATAATGCGCGACTTGATGAGGTCTTTTATCTCCTTCGACTTCTCGTCAATCTTACTCTTCCACTGGTCATACGCCATGTATATCTCCATGCCTGCCATGGCGGCGAGTGTAGCCCATGTCCCAGCCCCAACGCCCATGAATGCATTCTTGAGCGACATCTGAAGCCCGGCAAGAGCCGTTCTCCACTTCCCTGCAGCGGCTGCGGCACGTATCTCTGCGGCCGTGATGCCGTTGATACCGACCAGGTGCATCGCCTGAGCAACTTTTATCTTCTTGAGCGCGATTAGCCGCAGAACATCACTTTTGGTCAGGTTGTTGACCGCCATTGCCTGCCTGAGGTCTGCCGCCGTCAGCGAGTTCCTCGATGCAACGGCGATGCGCTCCTGAGCCGTGAGCGTGCGGTAAGTGGATGCAGCCACCAACTGGTTAGCAGCCAGTTGTTTGGTTGCCATGATGTTTTTCAACGTCGCAGCTGTATTGCCCTGCATGGCTATCGTCTGTGCGCCGATGCGCAGTTTAGACAGCAGGAACGCGCCCATGGCCACACCCATGACGTTCATGATCTCCCTCCAGTGCCTTGTAGTCTTCAGGAGTACTCCGGCAAGGTCTTTCAGCGCATCGCCGACCATACCTTCTGCCATCTCTCCGTACATGATATCCATGGCGTCGCGGAGGTTCTTGTACCTTGCGGCAAGAGACTCTGAGATCTTCTCCTGCATGTTGTAGAACATACCGCCTTCGTCCGTAAGTCTGCGGATCTGCTCGATGACGTCCTCATACGACACCTGGCGCTTGGAGATGCGCTTCTGCACCTCTGCCGTGGTGACGGCATGCTTCTCGACCTCAGAGTAGTAGTCTGCCAGCATCTTCAGCATCGGGATGTTGTTCATCGAGAACTGACGGAGCGTGATACCAGTGAGGTATGTGGCAGAGCGTACGTGGCCTAATGCAAGTGTGAGTCGTCCGATATCCGTACCCGCACCCGCCGAGATATCAGCAAGACGCTTTGTCATGTCAAACAGTTCGTTGTACTTGAACCCGTATGCAGAGAGTTGCTTGGTGTATTGGTCGAGTTCGACAACTCCGAACGGAGACTGGAGTGCAAGTCCCTTGATCTGCTCGAACAGGTGGCCTGCCTTCACGGTATCTCCGAGGATGGCACCGATGGATATGCGCTGTTTCTCCAACTGGCCGCCGATCTCGATGACCTGTCCGAGGAACTGGCGTGCTGCATCTATCGCGAACAGGGAACTGAGAGCCGAACCGAGTTGTGTCGAGATGTGTATGCCTCCAGCCAATGTCGCATTCAGTCGCACATGGTCAGAGTTCCACTGACGTGCGGACTTTGCTGCATCTCGCATATTCCTTGCATTCTCCTGCGCGGCTATGGATGCTCTTCTCATATCGACACCAAGAAGACCAGCATTCGTCCGCAGCATATTTAGGCTGTCCACCGCGCTACGGTACGATGAGAATGCGGCTTTCGCCTGTGCGGATTCTTTCCCGTGCGCGCTGACCATGTTCTGCCATTCACGTTTTAGCGCCCGCACCTTCTCGGTCTGAAGGACGATAGACTCCGTCAGCTGCGTCATCTGCATCTTCATCCCCGAAATTCCTTTCAGGCCGCCCAGATCCACCTTCGGCGCATTTGCACTGTTGTTGATACTACTCAGCGAATTCTGCAGGTTTTGTCTGACAGCCGCCGCATTGGTGTTTATCTTTATATCGAAAGTCTCCTTTCCAAGTTCAGTTCTCAACTTGCTTACCATTTGCTGGTATGACTGCGGGTCGTAGTTCATCTTCAGTGCATCAAGGATGCTCTGATTCCCACTCTGTATTTTCTGCTTTAAAGCAGAGAGGTCGATGTCTGCACCGAACCATAATGTGCCGAGATTCGCCATATGAAACAAGATTATATATAATACTTTGGTGGCAAAGATATCAAAATTTTGCATATTGTTTAAATTTTCTGCAAAATATTTGTGAATATGCGATAAAAATATATATTTGCACCAAAAAAAATAAGAGGTCAGAAAAATGAGCAGGTGGTCAATATATAACAAAAATGGTGTGGAAAAAGCCGTCGTGAAGGATTTGGAGCTTCATGATGAATGGATGGCCGAATGTTTCCTGACTGTATCAGTCAAGAGTGCAAAGCCTATTCAGTTCGCTATCGGTGACTATATAGACTATCGAGATGAACGCTATATTATACAATATGACCCGAATGTATTAAAAAAAGCCAAGAGTGGTGCTTATGGTGAGGGATTCAATTACGACAGTATCAAGTTTGTTGGCTTGCAGGACGAGATTGTTCGCTGTGACTTCAACGACATAGTGCTGAATGATAACGAAATGCACTATACTTCGCTGCCTACATTCCCATTTTACTGCGCGAGTGTTGATGATTTGCTTGACCGCATACAGGCTAACCTCGAAGATTTATACCCTGGCGAATGGGTAGTAATAGGTCTTAATACTGTTCGCAACAATCAGCGTGGAACTGCTGTTGGCAGATCCGCAGATTTCGAAGCTGCATACCGGCAATATATAGACCCCACTGGTACACCAAAGACTGACCCATACGGCAATCAGAGCATTGCTGAGACAGCCGACAATATAACCTGTTGGGATGCGATGAAGAAAGTGCATGATGATTTTGGGCTGAACTTCATCGTTCGTGGTCGTGTGATTGTTGTAGGAACAGCCGGAGTGTTTACGGCAAAAACATTCCGTTATGGAAAGGGTAACGGCTTGTATGAGATAGAACGCATTGGTGAGAGTGACCAGCAGATAGTGACCCGCTTACGTACTTATGGTAGTGAAAAAAATCTGCCGCAACACTACTATGCCAACCTCAATACTCAGGTATTTGCACATATCAGTAATATTCAGAAGTTTTCTACGCAAGGATGTAGTTTCTTACTTGATTTCAATTTCGATAGCAAATACTTTACCTATCGTTCCGAAGATTATCCTGGAGATTCTGTTCATCCAAACTATATCGTTGAGATAAAGGCCAACAACGTTACAGTTAGAGGTTTTGTCACAATGGATAGTCAGTCAAACAGCTGCTATGTGTATTGTGAATATACTGGTGGCAGTGATGATGATAGAGACGAGCCGGATGCTGCTAAAATGTCAGCGTTCATCAATGCGCTATCCAATGGAGACAGACTTGATTTTGTTAATTACATAAACAAAGATACATTCGATCCTACACATAAGGATAGTTCTACAGACAATCTGCCTAATAATATGTCTGTGTCGCGCCTGATGCTGCCAGGATTCCCGAACCTTTCTCTTAACGAATGGGTACAAGCACACAAAAACGATGAAGATAAGCAATGGTTACGTGATGCTATTGCTGAAGGCTTTACTTTTTCTATAGAGAAGTATCGACCTTATATTGACTCTCCAAACATAGACAATTATGGTATTCGTCCTGCGTCTATCTCCTTTGATGGAAGCAATGAAACGACAGAAATACACCCAACCATCACGGGAATGGAATATGGCGGTGTGGCGATTGATGCTGTCTATGCTGCCGATCAAGTAGAGGATAACGGCGTATTCCCTGCAGGTGAGGAAGTGAAGAATATCAATATCACTATTCCTGACCTTGGTTTTGATCTTGGTAGTCTGTATGTTGATGGCGCAACCATTGACATGACCAGTGGTATGTGTGGCGCACGTTCGTTCAAGGTTGCCAATAAACCCAAACAAGATGCAAATGGAAGATGGGTATGTAATGTTGAGCGTGTACATGATGAATCCCTTGATTTGTGGTTCCCATACAAGGACTTCCAGATTACAAGTGGTGATAAGTACGTTCTTACAGGTATATCGCTTCCTGATGCCTATGTAGATGCAGCTGCCATCAAATTACTGCAATCGTCTATCGAGGCTCTTAAAAAGAACCATGCTCCACGCTACACCTACATACCGAGGATAGATGAGATATTCATGCAGAGACAACATGATACTGCGATAAGTAGTCAGGGCGTTGTTTCTTTGCATGATACTCTAAAGGCTGGTGACGTGTTTGTGTTTGCCGATACCGATATGGGTATTGATGCAAGCATTATTATTGACGTGCTTTCTATCAAGGAAAATGGTAATAACGGTATTCCGACGTATGATATAACCCTTCGAGACGAAAAGCAAGTCGGTACGATACAGAAGATAACCAACAAGATTGATTCTGTTATCAATGGTGCTGTGAATATTAATGGTGGGGCAGGTGGACTTACTTCAAGCCAGGTGCGATCGCTTATTAACAACTATGGCCGTGATCAGTTCCTTTCAAAGGTAAGTGACGACACGGCATCTGGCCTTATAGGATTCCTGAAGGGTATATGGATAGGTGTCAAGGGCATGTTCGGGTGGGACGCTGAGGGTAATATCAAGGCGAACGATATAGACCTGGCAGGTGAGCTGCGCGGTATCGCGGCACGACTGGACAAGATACAGTCGAGTGTATATACCGGCGACGGCATGGCTGACGTGGGCTTCCTGCTGCAGTATATCAACGGGCGCTCGAAGCTGGTGGTGGACGACCTCGTGGCTCGCGGCAAGTTTACAGTGAACGAGCTGGAGGTGCGCAAGTGGACGTACGCTGGCGGCAACATGGTATTCTCCGGCGCAGGCAGTATCATTCACTATGTGGAATACCTCGATGCCGATGGTGTACCGCAGGGGTATACGAGCATACTGGTGCCGTGGACGGTTAAGGGTAAGGCCCTGTTGTCGTGGGCTCTGACTTTCGGTGCAAGGCTGGCGTGGGCCAAAAGAAAGCGCATCATGTCGGAAGCCTCCGTCGACTGGTCGAAGGTGGTGACGTTCCGCTGCTATATCCTCTCTGACGACGGCTCGATGCAGACGCGCAACTGGTGGCAGGTGGACGATCAGGCACGCTGCGAAACCTTGAACAAGGTGGAACAGAAGCGGGAATCCAGCGGCGCGTATTCGGGAGCTGCCTCGAACACGCTCTATTGGCGCCGCGTGACCGGCATCGGCTCGAAGAAGATAGAGGCGCTTGAGGACAACAGAATATATGACTACGTGGACCTGAGCGTGACTGATCATGCCGACGGCTACGACGATATACCTGCTGCGGGCGACAGTATCGTACAGTTCGGAAACCGCACCGACACCTCACGCCAGACGATTCTGACGATAGAGGTGGTCGGCGACGAGCGCGGACTGAAGATATACGACGGCGTGAACGGCTACGACCTCACGGGCAAGCGTAAGTCGGTGATAGGTCCGGACGGTGTGGAGTTGTATGCCAGGAAGTTCGTGATAGAGACCGACTACGGCGTGGAGCGTGTGCCTATGGACAGGGGCAGCTGGGAGGACGTACCGCAGCACAGGTGCTACTACTACGACCGCGTGGCTCACAACGGCTCTCTGTGGCTCTGTATCTACCCCGAGGGTATGACACCGCCATATACGACTGAGGAACCGAGCGACACGGCTGTCTACTGGCGCAAGCAGGTGAGCCACGGAAGGGCATATCAGAACCAGTACGTGTTCAAGCGCAGTGCCACGAAGCCTGTCAGGCCGGGCGATACGGAAGGGTACTTCAACAACCCCGTGCCGCAGGGGTGGAACGACGGCGTGCCTGCCGGTACCGACACGATATGGACTACCCACCGGCTGTTCACTTCCGACGGACAGGGACAGGACTTGCACTGGAGCGACGTTGGAATTCTGTCGGACACCGAGTCGTTCGACGTAGAGTTTTCGCCCAGCCACAGCCGTCCTGCCGCCCCGACCGATGCCAACCGTCACGGGGGCAGCGGCACCCAGGTGTGGTTCGACCCCTCGCTTGACCCGAACGCCGACTGGGAGAACATGTGGTGGATGGCCTCGCGGACTAAGGAGGACGGTATCTGGGGGGAATGGCGGCTGTCGAGGATAAAAGGCGAGGACGGAGCGTTCGTCTCTACCGTCTTCTGCCGTACCAACTCGACTCCATCCACTCCCTCCGGGGGCTCATACGCAGCCCCGTGGCCTGACGGAAAGAAGGATGGAGACCTGTGGCACGACGGCATCCCCTCGGGTGACGCCCGGCTATGGGAGTCGAAGCGCACCTTCCACTATACTGAGCAGCAGGGCGAGGCATGGAGCCCGCCAAGGCCCGTCAGCGACACCGCCGACCTCGACATAGAGTTCTCTCCCAGTGAGACGGAACCTGCCGAAAGCACGCTGCGCCCGACACCAGGCGCGGCCCATCCGTCGACAGGCATCTGGTACGACCCGTCGAACCTGCCCAGTGGCCGGACGATGATTTGGCGTGCCGAGCGCAAGATCAGGAACGGCGCATACGACGGCAGGTGGGTCGTCTCGCGTATCTATGGTGAGAAGGGTGAAACGGGAACTCAGGGTGTCGGCTACGAGCACACCGACCAGTACTACTATGCCACGACTACGGACTCTGCGCCTGCCTTCAACAAGAACACCTGGAGCAAGGGGGCTAAGCCGTCGAACTGGAACACGACCAATAAGTTCCTCTGGTGCTGTGAGGTGAGCCACAAGACCGACGGCAGTGAGGAGATTGGCTCGGTGTACCCCGTGGGTGTCTACAGCAAGGACGGCAAGGACGGCAAGGACGGCACGAGCGTGACAATAGCGGGCGACGTGCAGGAGTTCGCCGTCGGCACTTCCGGTACTGTCGTTCCGACGAGCGGCTGGAGCTCGTCCATGCCTGCTGCGGAGAAGGGCAAGTTCCTGTGGACCCGCGACACTACGACATACAGTGACGGAAAGATGACGGTGACCTATGGCGTGAGCTACTGGGGTACAGACGGCACGACACTCGACAAGAACAAGTCGTACATACGGTACTCCACTCAGAAGACATCATCACAGCCAGCGGACTCAACGTTCACGCTCGTAAATCCTCCTGCACTGTCGAAAGGCGACTGGCTGTGGATTATGAGCCTGCTGACCTATAGCGACGGCACTGTGCTGAAGTCGTACAGCACCAGTTATGCGGGCTCCGACGGAGCGCACGGCGACAAGGGTGCGGACGGGTATACGACGCACTTCGCCTACGCCACCAGTGCCGACGGTAGCCAGAACTTCAGCGTCACCCCGTATACAGGTGCGACATACATAGGCTCTTACCGCGACCAGGTAGCCGCAGACTCGACCAACTACCGTTCCTATACGTGGACGCAATGGAAGGGTGATGCGGGCAAGGACGGCAAGGACGGCAAGAACGGCACGAACGGCAAGAACGGCACGAACGGCAAGGACGGCAAGGACGGTGCGGACGGCTATACCATCGACATCACACCGAGTTCGCTCATTTTCAACCAGGCAGACAACGGGTCGCTCGACAACGGAAACTACGAGGCGGAGATCGTGGTCTATAAGGGCAGTACCAAGGTACAGCTCGCCGCTGGCAATTTCTCGCAGAAGACGACGAGTCATTGTGGTGCCTATGTCCGCATAGACAGTGCCACGGGCAAGGCCTTAGTGGGCTTCAGTTCCGTGGAGACTTACAGAGACGCTGCTCTCGGCAAGAACGTGTATTACGACACGGGCTATGCACAGTGGGAGCTGATCGTCGGCACGCTCGACATCTTCGTCCGTGTGAACTGGTACGCTAATCTGAAAGCGACCTACAAGGAGTCTATCTCCAACGGCGTAAAGACCGAGGTGGCGCAGGAACTGTCCTATGGTTATGACCCCGGCGGCAGCGTTCATTCCCTTTCCAACATCGGAGAGTACCTGAAGAGCGCCGAGGAAAACGTCAGCACCCTGCAGACTACCGTCAACGGCATACCAAGCACATATTCAAGGATAGACCAGACGAACAAGCTGATAGAAATGAGTGTCGGCAGTGCCAACGGCAAGATGCTGATACCCGTGGGCAGCTGGGTGGACACGAACGGGAATGCCATATTTCGCTACGAAAAGAGCGGCAGAATAGGCTTAGGCTCCTCGAAATACGCCATCTCGCCCATCATGGCACTGAATCCGGGGACGTATTGCCTCTCGTTCTATGACCCGGAGGGCTTAGTCACCAGCTTTGGCATCAGGTACAGCACACAGAAGACCACTTCCGCCCAGATATTCAACAGCGGCTCAAGGCTCGTACAGGCTGGCATCGGCAGTGCGTCGACCATGTCAGATGGCTATGGCACGCGCTACTATTATGTCTTCACGGTAATCACGGCAGGCTATTACGTGCTGTACTTCTACGACGAGAACCTTGAGGTCTACTACCCGATGGTGGAAGCAGGCAGCGTGCCGAAAACTACGGAACAGTCACTGATAAAGGCTTCGTCCGATAAATTATCGCTCAGTATCAATAACGGTCTGAAGAAGACGGGTATCGATATCACCAATGGAAAGATCAGACTGTCGGCAGACAAGACCGAAGTGGACGGCAACCTGACAGTGGCATCGTTCGACACAAAGGAACAGGGCGGTTATCGCATCCGTATAGAGGGCGGGCACTTCGACGTTTACAACGCACTTGGCAAAATAGGGCTGTCTATAGGGTGGGAAGGCCAAAACGGCGATCCATACCTTATACTGACCAACAGCGATGCATCGAAGAGCTACAAGCTAACCTATGACGGCGTGAAGGAGCAGTCTGGCTATTTCACCTCAGACAGTTTCGCTACGTCATTGAGAAAAAAGGTGGCCAACGGTGACACGGTATCCTCGCTATACAGCGGAGCCGCCAACCATTACACCTATTCCGCCGCCCGTCACCTTACGACACACGAATACCAGAACTCTGACGGCAAGGGGTCGGCCCGTGCCCGCTACGATGGCAAGGTGTTCACCACGAACAATATCACGACTGTGCTTAACAGTGGTTCGAGCTATTATCCCGCCAACGGGTACTACGTGACGAAGGATGGCCCGCAGACCTTCGACACGAATGTGACGATGCGAACAATATTCCTTGTAAGCAACGGTTCGAGCCTGAAGGTGGGAACGTTGTACACCAAGAATAACCTGTTTACAGACGCGAATGGCGAGAACGGAGAGTCGACACTTCGCATCGAGAGGTATGTTATGATAGAATCGTAAAACAAAAAGAATACAAAGAATATGGCAGACAATCAATTCCTACAACAGTTTGACGAGGCAATGGAGCAGCGAGGTGCTATCATTGGAGGCGAGAAGGTGGACGTGCTCACCGAGGACGAGGTGGACGACGCGACTACCATTCCTGCAACGAAGATAGACAGTACGAGGGGCGAGGCCGTCGGGTGGTACGTGGCTCCTCTGTCGGTCATCATGAAACCTATCCGTGCGGCCATCAGTACGCTGTCGGAGCTGATAGCCTCCGTGACACAGCAGGGTAATCGCGCCGAACAGGCAGCAGGACGGGTGGATGCCGTCATCGCCACGGCCAATACTGACCACACTCGCGCAGAGCAGAACCATAGCACAGCCACATCAGACCACAACACTGCCACATCAGACCATACTACAGCACTTACAGACCATACCCGCGCAGAGCAGGACCATACAACGGCACTTGCCGACCATAGCACAGCAGGAACAGACCACACCCGTGCAGGACAAGACCACAGTACAGCCGCCACCGATCATACTCGCGCAGAGACCGACCACAACCGCGCCGCTACCGACCACACGACAGCACTTACAGACCACACGACAGCACTTACAGACCATACCCAAGCAGAACAGGACCATTCGGACGCACTGGAGGCTACGGCGGGGGCTGAGAAGGTGAATGCCACGCTCGTAGGCATGACGGTCACCGTTACCGACAGAAACGGGCAGAGCCGGTCGCAGAACATCGGATTCGAGATTACCGAGGACCATGTATATCCCTCCGTCGCTGCCATGCAGACCGACGCCGCCAACGTGCAACCGGGCAAGTTCTGTATGGTAGCCACGACGGACAAGACTTCGGAGGAGAACGCCCGCCTCTATACAAAGAACTCCGCAGGTGGATTCACCTTCCTTAGCGACCTCGACCAGGCCGCCACCCACGCCTTCGCCGACTGGATGGAGAACTACAAACCCGTCATCGAGAGTGACCATGCGAGGGCAGAGACGGATCATTCCACGGCATCCGCAGACCACTCCGTAGCCGTCAGCGACCATTCCGTAGCCACGGCCGACCATACAACGGCGGTATCAGACCATACAACGGCGGTATCAGACCATACAACGGCGGTATCAGACCATACGAGGGCAGAGTCGGAGCATACGAGAGCCGAGAGTGACCACACACGCGCCGAAGGCGACCATACGAGAGCGGAACAAGACCATACGACGGCAGACACAGACCATACGGTGGCAGACACAGACCACACAACGGCCGTAACAGACCATGACAGAGCAGTAACAGACCATACCATAGCCGTCAGCGACCATCAGACGGCTTCCTCAGACCATGTCACGGCACTCGATGACCACGAAGCATCGGAGAAGGCGGTGGAGGAGGCGGAGAATGTCAATGCCGAACTGGAAGGAATGACGGTCACCATCACTGACCGCAATGGCACGTCAGTAAGCGTGAATATCGGCTTTGAGATATACAGGACATATTCTTCCGTTGCCGCCATGGAGGCAGATGCGAAGAACGTCCCTGACGGAAAGTTTGTGATGATAGCAACCACCGACCCGACGTCTCAGGAGAATGCACGCCTCTACGGAAAGAACAGGGAGGGAGGGTTCACGTTCCTCTCTGACCTTGACCAGGCGGCAACGAGCGCCTTCGCAGACTGGCTTGAGAACTATAAGCCCGTCATTGAGGCTGACCACTCACAGGCACAGACAGACCATTCCACGGCCACGGCTGACCATTCTACGGCAGCGCAAGACCATACCATTGCATCTGCTGACCACGACACCGCAGAGTCAGACCATACATTGTCAGTCTCCGACCACATTCAGGCATCTTCCGACCACACAACGGCACAGACGGACAGCGCCATCGCGGGGACAGACCATGCCACGGCAGCGGAAGACCATACAATTTCCTTGGCAGACCATCAGACGGCATCAAGTGACCATGCCATTGCTGCTACAGACCATCAGACGGCTGCTGATGACCATACCATTGCGGAAAGCGACCATAATACGGCTTCTGCCGACCATACACAGGCATCCACAGACCATACGGCATCGGTGGAGGCAACGGCAAATGCCAACACGCAGGCAGACAGGGCGAAGGGATGGGCAGACCACGCACCGTATATAGCAGACGGAACGGAGGAATACACGGGAGACCTCAACTATTGGTATCTGTGGGACGTGGAGACGGAAGAGTATGTGAAGTCACGCTATGCGAAGGGTGATGACCTGCACTGGTCAGAAATGACGGAAGAGGAAAAGGACGCGCTGACTGAAAAGATGCTCGAGAACCTTGTGTTCTCTTCTCAGGAAACATGTGAGGATATTATCGAAGAGTTAAACTAAAGATTATACGACTATGGCAGAACAGATTAACAAAATCATCATCGAGACAGCTGGAAAGGAATACGAGTTCTCGGGTGGCGGCGGTGGCATACCCGCTCCGAACTCTGTGGGAACGGAGCAGATAAAAGATGACTCCGTGGAGATGCAAGACCTCAATGAGGACGTAAAGAAGAACATGACACACTCCTACGACGCGGAGAGTGAGGGTATCAGGCTTGGCGGCCTCGTAGACAAAGGATAACGGCTATGGAGGAAAGGAAATACAACCTGATAAAGGCTCCCGACGGGTACTACATCGGGAAGATTATGAAGAGCGGCATGCTGTCGAAGGACTCGCGCAGGATTTCCGACGAGGAGATTATGGCGATGTTCGAGGATGTGCTGCGACGTAACAGGGCTGAGACGGGAAGGAGCGTGATGAGCGTGTTCTCACACGGCAAGCCCGTGATGGTGGCCAAACTCGAACCCGACATCATGGAGTGCGGGGTCATAGAGAGGCCGCAGAGACAGGCTGGACGCATGCCGAACATCATGCGGAAGGCCGACTGAGGAATCTGACTTGCGGGATAACTACCTGCCCCAGATATTTAGTTCACTTATTGTTTAACCAATTAAAGATTTTAGCATTATGCCAGATCCTAAATTGTATTTTTCCTATTTGGAACTTGCTGACGGTAGCAAGAAGTATGTAAAGGATGCCGATGCCCGCGAGGAGATTGCGGAGATCAAGGAAACCATCAAGAACGGTGCCCACTTTATCGGCAAACTCGTGAGCGCAGTGGTTGGCGGCGAGACCGTGACAACCCTGAACGACGGTGACGTGCCAACCAGCATCACTACCGACGAGGGAACGTTCGTCCCCGGCACTCCCGGTGAGGGACAGGAGCAGCTCACCAACGGCGACTACCTGTACGTCCAGGGCGCAGAGGGCAAGCCGACACTTGAGTTCATGTGGACAGGCACGAAACTGTCTGAGTACGGTTCTACAAGCGTATTGAAAGCGCTCGCTTTCAAGGACAGCGCCAGCGGAACCTACACCCCCGCAGGTAGCAACGCTGCCTCTGCCGTTACCTTCTCCGGTACCGCAGATGGTGACTTCGTGACGGGCTTCGACGTGGCTCCCGTGCTTCCCTCGTTCCAGGAGGGTGCCTTCGACGCAGGTTCGCTGCCTTCGTTCAGCGAGGGGGCCTTCACTCCCGCATCTCTCGGCACAGGCTTCTACAGCGCAGGTACAGCAGCCCAGTTCACTGAGGGTGCTTTCAGCGCAGGCTCTCTGCCTTCATTCGAGGAAGGTGAGTTCGACGCAGGCTCCCTGCCTTCAAAGGCTGCCGACACGTTCGATGCCGGTACTCTTCCCACAAAGGCTGCCGACACCTTCACACAGGGCGCTCTGGCCACTCTGACCTACGATTCCGCCAACGAGGGTCTCGTCTTCGGAGCAGGCACTCTGCCCACCTTCTCTGAGGGTGCTTTCACACAGGGCACTCTTCCTTCCTACACCGAAGGTACGTTCGATGCAGGCTCACTGCCCAGCAAGGCCGCTGACACCTTCAGCGCAGGAACACTGCCCAGCAAGCAGAGCGACACCTTCGTTGCCAACACCCCCGCTGCCATCGACGTGACCAAGTTCGACGGCGGCAGCAAGGCAGCAGACACCTTCGCAGCAGGCTCTCTGCCCTCAAAGGCAGCAGACACCTTCAGCGCAGGTACCGCTCCAACTCTCGCCACCGACAAGGCCATCACCGACCTCGGCACAGCCGAAGCCGCTGCACAGGTCTTCACTGGTACGGAGGCTACCATCACCGTATCATAAGCGGTGTACTGACTTTCGGAGAGGGCGGAGTACTTTTCACAATGTCTTTTGGGGAAACGCCCTCCCCGATATCAAGTTGAACGATAAAAAGAAAATTAACGATTATGGCTGACAATAAGACACATGCTGACTGGCTCGACATCCCCGACGGGAGCGGCGGCACTCAGCGCACATGGTTCAGGGATGCGGATGCGAGAGCCGCAATCGAGGAGATTGAGAGTGAAATCCCATCTGTAGCATCCGCAGAGACTTGTGAGGAAATTATAAATGAATTAACATAAATAAAACAAATAATTATGGGTACAATCGGACACGAATCAGAAGCCGTCAACGTCGGCGGACTGAAGGCTGCGATGCAAGAGTACAAGTCTACGTACAATACTCTTGTCACATTGCAAACAGAACCTTCTGAGACAACACTTACCTACACGCATAACGGAAAAACCTATGATTTCAAGATAGGTGATGATGTGCGTGTCAAGGACACCTTTGCGGGAACACAGAGAAGCAATGAATATGTCTACTACAGACTCTACGACATCGTAACGGAGAACGGCGTGAATAAAGCCTTCTGGGATATTGTAGGTGCTGGGTCAGGTAGTGGGGCATCATACACGCCCACCCTTACATCGGTGCCGACGGAATCGACGCTGACGTATGTCAAGGACGGAAAGACCGTGCCTTTTGAGATAGGACAGTTCTGCCGCGTGGCGGACGCAAGCGCACCGCTTGGGTACAAGTTTTTCCAGCTCTTTGACATAGCAGAGAACGGCACGGTGGCCAAGTGGAACGCCTATGCGACGAAGATACCGGCAGAGTACACAGCGCCGACACCGAAGACGCTGACATACAACACGGAGGCTCAGGAACTCTTGAATGCAGGCTCTTCTGATGAAGGAACGATACAGTATTCAAGTGACGGAGAGATATGGCTCACCACCATCCCGACGGGAACGGACGCAGGGACATACAATGTGTACTGGCGGCTGAACGGTGACTCACAGCATCAGGATGTTCCAGCAACATCCATTGCCGTGACGATAGCCAAGAAGGAGGTTGCAAGTCCGACGGTCATCCTCTCGGAAGATGAGTACACCTATGACGGCACGGCGAAAGAGCCAACGGTGACGGTCAAGGATGGTGATGATGTGATTCCTGCCACCAACTATTCGGTAAGCTACTCGTCGAACACGAACGCAGGAACGGCCACCGTGACCATCACCAGCGGCAACGGTAACTACACGTTCTCCACGACGGCGACGTTCACCATCGCCAAGGCTGATGGAAGCGTGACCACCATCCCAGCGAGCAGGGGCGTGACATACAACGGCAACGCACAGATTGTGGCTGACGCAGGCGCAGGTACGGGAACGATGATGTACCGCTTCGGTGATGCGGGCGAGTTCTCATCCGCCATCCCCACGCTGACCGATGCGGGCGAGTACACATTGTACTACTATGCCGCAGAGAGCGAGAACTACGGGCAGAGCCAGACGGGAAGCATCACAGTGTCCGTGTTGAAGGCAGCACCAACATACAGTTCACCGAGCGCAAAGACCCTTACGTATAACGGGGATGGTCAGTTCCTTCTCAACGCGGGATCGTCGAATGACGGCACGTTCCAATACTCGCTCGATGGTGAGGAATGGGGTACTGGACTGCCGCAGGGCACTAATGCGGGCGACTATACACCGCAATGGAAACTCATCGGTGACAATAACCATACCGACATCGCAGCCGTAACCATAAATGTCAGCATAGCCAAGGCCAGCCCGTCCTATTCCGCGCCGAGCGCAAGGGAACTCACCTACAATGGCAGTGCGCAGGTACTTGCCAACGCAGGAGAGTCCTCCGACGGCACATTCAGTTATTCTTCTGATAACGAGGACTGGAGTTCTGCCATCCCTCAGAGAACTGATGTCGGTAACTATACCGTCTACTGGAAACTGACGGGTGATGAGAACCACAACGATGTGGCATCAACGCTCATAAACGTGACCATTGGAAAGGTCACTCCTACCGTGTCCGCCCCGACACCGAAGACGGGTCTCGTGTATAACGGTACGGCACAGAATCTTGTGAATGCCGGAGGTACGAACTTCGGAACACTACAGTACTCGTTGGATGGCAATACATATTCAACAAGCATACCACAGGGAACGGATGTCACGGGCTATACTGTCTACTACAGGGTTGTAGGCGACGAGAACGTCAATGACGTGGATGCGCAGAGCATCGCCTGCTCCATTGCAAAGGTGACGCCTACGGTTATAGCCCCGACCCCGAAGGTGCTGACGTTCAACGGATCGGCACAGGCTCTTGTGAACGCAGGCTCGGCAGATTTCGGAACGATTCAGTACAAGGTGGGCACAGACTCTTGGTCTATGGACATCCCAGAAAGGACGAAGGGCGGCTCTTACGAACTGTCATACAGGGTTGTCGGAGATTCTAATATCAACGACGTGGCGGCTGACAGCGTCACCTGCTCCATTGCGGAGAAGGAGGTAGCGGCGACCGTTGAACTTTCTGAGAACTCCTATGTCTATGACGGAACGGCCAAGACGCCTTCCGTGACCGTGAAGGATGGTACGACCGTCATCGACCCGTCGGAGTATTCGGTGACGTACAGCAACAACACGAACGCAGGAACGGCAACGGTCACCGTCTATGACAACGAGGGTGGTGACTACAAGGTGATAGGCAGTGCCACATTCGCCATCACGAAGGCAAGCGGAAGCGCCACGGCTCCCACGGCGAAGACGCTCACCTACAGCGGTGCGGCGCAGACCCTCGCCAACGCAGGCAGCGGAACAGGAACAATGTACTACAGCCTGAGCGAGAGCAGCGGCTTCAGCACATCCATCCCGCAAGGAACGAACGCAGGCTCATACACCGTCTATTACTACGCTGCGGAGAGTGCGAACTACAACCAGAGCGCAACGGGAAGCATATCCGTAAGTATCGGCAAGGCTAATGGTAGTGTCACCTCTGCCCCAACGGCAAAGAGCCTAACCTACAGCGGTTCCGCCCAGACGCTTGCTAATGCCGGCTCTGGAACAGGTACGATGTATTACAGCCTGAACGCATCAAGTGGATTCTCTACAACCATCCCGACAGGTACGAATGCAACGAGTTATACGGTTTATTACTACGCTGCTGAGAATTCCAACTATAAGCAGAGTGCCACACAGAGCATCAATGTAAGCATTTCCAAGGCAGACCCGACATACACCGCTCCAAGTGCCAAGTCCTTAACATACAACGGAAGTGGTCAGGTCTTGCTTAACGCAGGCTCGGTGACGGGCGGCACTATTCAGTACAGCAGTGATAACAGTTCATGGAGTACGACCATCCCGTCACAGACCAATGCGGGAACGTACACGTCGTACTGGCGTATCGTTGGTGACTCTAACCACAACGACAAGGCATCGGCAAGCATCAGCACGACCATTGCAAAAGCAAGTCAGTCTGCTCCGACGGCAACAGGTGCAACAACCACCTACAACACCACTGCCACGGCTACCGCCTCGGGTGGAGGCGGTCAGGGTTCTATCGAGTGGTCGAATGGGAACACGCAGACAAGCGTAGGCTCAAAGAGTACGCAGGCTCGTTGGAGCGGCAACAGCAACTACAATGCCTCTGGCTGGTCTAACTCAGTGACGCTGACGATGAACAAGGCGGCAGGCAGCGTGACAACAGCACCGGTGAACACCAACTACACCTACAACGGAACAGCCCGTGCCGTGGCATCAGCTGGTAGTGGTACTGGAACAATGTACTATCGCCTTGGTTCAAGCGGAGACTTCGGCACTACCATGCCGACGATGACAAATGCAGGTTCCAACACTCTTTATTACTATGCTGCTGCCTCTACCAACTACAATCAGAGCGCAACTGGAAGCATTACGGTGACCGTACAGAAAGCCTCGCAGAGCGCTCCGACGGCTACGGGTGCCACTGTCGACGAAGGCTCTACTGCTACTGCTTCTGCCAGCGGTGGTGGAGGCCAGGGTTCTCTTGAATGGAGCAACGGAAGCACAAGAACCGCCGCCGGTTCGCAGACCACCAAGGCAAGATGGACAGGTAATGGAAATTATAATGCTTCTGACTGGTCTAATGAGGTGACGTTGACTGTAGTAAGTGTATGGGTTGACTTAGGCCTTCCTTCTGGCCTCAAATGGGCAAAGGGAAACATCGTCAAGAACGGCAACAGCTACAAAATCGGTAAGGAGACGGACTACGGTGCATACGTCTCGTGGGGTAACATCGTGCCGCACTTCTCTGCCAACGGCTCGACGTTCGACGATGGCTACAACTGGGGTTCGAACAACAGCGGCCCCTACGCATCGACTCCAGGCTCTACCATCGCCTTCACCGAGCAGGGCGAGGGTTTCAGCGAGGACAGCGGCTACGACGCAGCTCGCGAGTTGCTGGGCGGCAATTGGAAGATGCCTACGTCGGCTGACTTCCAGGAGCTGAACGACAACTGTACGTCGGAATGGGTCGCCGACTACAACGACTCTGGCGTTGCTGGCCGACTGTTCACCTCAAAGATAAATGGTGCGACATTGTTTTTCCCCGCTGCGGGTCGCGGCTACAATAGCACCTTGAGCCAACGCGGTACGTGGGGATACTACTGGTCGCGTTCGCTGGCTTCTGCTGGCAACGGGTACAACATGAGCATCAGCAGTACGAGTGCTAATGCTAAGAACAACATCTTACGATGCCGTGGGTTCTCAGTTAGGGCTGTTCAGTAATTTGCTCACCGAGTCCACTCTGCCTCCCTCGGAATGCCGCATACAGCCCCCCTCAAGGCGGCGCGGCACGAAGGGGAGACTGACACCAAGAAACAAATTAGTTCAACAAAATAAAAAAGATAGCTCCGCGAGCGGTTCCTCAAAATATCAATATTCGACAACAATATATCAATATTCAACAAACCAATAAATACACAAGCATTATGAAAGTATTTGGAAAGACAGAGCGTTTCACGCTCATCAACACAAAGGGCAACCGCACCATCGTGTCTTACGACCGAGAGCAGGTTGACGACGTGAACAGCACATGGCACGAGCTGAGTTTCTCGAAGGCTCACAGCGAGAAACCGAGTATCGAACAGGTAAGGGATGCCATCATCGCCGACATCGACGCACGCACGGACGAGAAAATCCTCGACGGCTACGAGTGGACGGTGATCCATGGCGACGACAACGGGGCGCACGTGGGCGAGACGGTGAGGGTATGGCTCTCCGGCGAGAACCAGAGCAACTTCAAGGAGGCGCACCGCCTGGCGAGTGCCGACCCGACGAAGATTCTCCCCGTGAGGTTCAAGATATCGGAGGATGCTGAGAAGAGGGCCGTCTACGAGACGTTCCACAGCTTCGAGGAACTGAACGCCTTCTACATCGGCGCGTTCGCCTATATCAAGGGGTTGCTCGACGACGGATGGGCAAAGAAGGACTCGTTCGACTTCGCCCCCTACGAGGCCCTGCTCCCATCGCAGAGTCAGAAAGATAACCAGCAAGACGAGTAACCGCCTATGATGTATCTTTTATTAGTTTCCATCCTCCTGGCAGTCCTCTACGTGGGGGCTGTCATCTGGAGGCGGCGGGATTTGCCTGAGTCGATTTCCGCGATGGTTTACGACTTGCCGAAAGGAGGACAGTGGCTTTGGACGGCCTGGATTTGGTCTGTCGGATTTTCATCCTTCCCTATAGTCTTCGAGGCCATGCCCAAGGAATGGGAGGCGTTAGCACATGCCTTCGCCACGTCGCTTATGTTCGTTGGTGCAATGCCGGTAATAAAGGGGGAGCGTAACACGGCTCACAATATACTTGGAGTAAGCGCAGGAATATTCTCGCAAGTGTGCGTGTTTCGTGTTTGCCCGTGGTGGCTACTTGTCTGGATGCCGATGGCGGTACTTATGCTTATGTGCTCGGTACGCATTAGTGGTAACAGTTGTGTTCCGTCCATACTGGAGGGCAAAGGCATTTTTATTGCCGAAGCCTTATGCGGATTGTCGCATTACGGGTCACTATTCACTTATTTAATTTGTCATGGATGATATGGAAATGAATACAGGAACGAAAGGCATCGTCTGGGCCACAATAGGGCAGGAATTGATGGTTGTCTGTTTTGAATTGAGGTACATGATTATCCTGTCCTTCATTCTGATCTTTGCTGATTTCTGGTGGGGACATTCGGAATCGTCAAAACGCTACTACCATTGCGTAAGCGAAAATGACAAGGCTGGAATGGAGAAATACAAGTGGCACAAGTCGCGGGCCATCCGTCGCTCTGCCAACAAAGCCGTCGATTACCTGACTTATCTTCTCGTAGGTGCATTCCTGGGGCTTGCCATAACGGAGCCTATGGACGTTTGTAGTCATATGGTGACTGCCGCAATGGCCCTTGGTCTCGGCTGTGCCTGCGAGGTGGCCAGTATTGTTGGCCATATCCTATACGTCAAGATGGGAATAGAAATGAAGGTAAGCGACGCGTGGCGGTGGACCAGCCGCTTCTTCGTCAACCTCATTAAGATCAAGAACCACGACATCGGCGAGGCCGTCGACAATACCATCAACGATAAATATGACAAGGAACAAAACATGGAGGATTAACTATGAAATTGACTACGGCACAACTAATGAGGGCGGTCCCCCAGACCAATCGCACGCGAGCAGAAGAGTTTGTCAATGTCTTCAACGAGTGGGCACCACAGTTCGATATCGACACGCCGCTTCGTGTCGCCCATTTCCTTGCACAATGTTGGCAGGAGAGTGGCTGTCTGAGGTATCTTGAAGAGATAGCGAGCGGCAAGGCTTACGAGTGGCGCAAGGACCTCGGTAACGTACAGAAGGGTGACGGCGTGCGCTTCAAGGGACGTGGCATCATCCAGATAACGGGGCGAGCCAACTACCAGGCATACGCAAAGAGCGGCTTCTGTGTTGGCGACCTGATGGCGCATCCCGAATGGCTTGCACAGTCGCCCGGCTGCTATAAGAGCGCAATGTGGTTCTGGTGGAAGTCAAACCTATCCGAACTGGCCGATACCGACAACGGCCACAACTCCGGCGATGTATGTCGTCGGATAACCCGTAAGGTTAATGGCGGTATCAACGGACTGTCGCAGCGGCAGTACTATATGCGTAAATTTAAAAGGGAGTTTGGTGTATGAATAAGGTTGGAAGAATCAGTTACAGCGACCTTAATGGTGGTCTCGGCAATGGCTGTGGACCGACGCTGATATGCGGTATACTTTTCTTTGTAGTTGTGTTTTTTGCCAGTTGCAAGACTGTTAAACAAGCAGAGACCATCACAGAGAAAAAAACTGAAATAAGGAGCGACTCTACAGACGTTTCGGCAACTCATAGCGACACGAATCGCACAAAGCATAGCAAGCAGGAGAGTGAGATGGAGAAGACCAATAAGGAGTCACATACGGAAAAAAAGGATTCATTTGTGACTGTCGTAGATCAGAACGGGAACGTCGTCAGCACAAAAGAATACCACTGGCTCAAAGAGACCCTGCAGGAAGTATCAGAGAGAGAAAGAATCCTGAAAGACTCTCTTTCTATGTATAGACATATCTCCGACTCTTTGAATTATTACAAGAAAAAACTGGATTCCATCAGCCATCTTTCCAAAAAAGAAAAGACCGTTAAGGTAGAAAAAGAACAGAGCATTGGCGAGAAAATAAAGACGTTCTTTGCCAATGCCATCATAGGCGTGATTTCATTCGTATTAATAGTTACAGTTGTTAGACTGATAAGGAAAAGGCTACGGCGGTAAGCTGGTATTTGGTTTTGTTTTTTTTATTAATTTATAGATTTTGGTTTATGTTTTATTAGTTAGTTTATTCTTTAGTTAGTAATATGATTAGGTTGCAGCGGCAGCGGAATTTAGAGGGTTATACTTCTTGGTTGACAAAGTTATGTGAATAACGCAAAGACCGAAATCGCCCGGCACTCCGTGATGGAAAGTCGGGCGTGTTTCATCATCCTTTAGGTAGTCATGGGGTTCTCTCAAATGCTTTCTTCAAGTCCTCAATACACCCATCGACATCGTAGGTGTCGTTAATTACACAAAAGCCGGTCACATTGTTATCCAACCACTCACACACTTCCTTGATAGTTTCCTTTCTTGCTATCTCGGCCACCTTTCTTGCATGGTCTGGAGTAAGCCAAGATGTATAGCCTTTTGTATAACTGCACCCATCTTGTGTAGGAATAATAATCTCGTTGCTACAATTCCTTGTATGCTCTTTGATATATTGCTCAACCTTTTC